TGTACAGGCGTAAGCTGATTGGGTGTACAGGCGTAAGCTGATTGGGTGTACAGGCGTAAGCTGATTGGGTGTACAGGCGTAAACCGACATAGTGAATGGGCGTTCACTCAAACGGTGTACAGGTGTACGCCGAGTTTGGTTCACAGGTGTACGCTCATTTAGTGTACGCACGTTCACCTAGAAATGTGGGGGCGTGGGATTGGTGGAGCGGAGGGGACGGGGTTCCTCCCCCAATGGACAGGCGGAGGGAATGGGGGTGGTTAAAAACGCATATATACCCCCACACCCGAATTACCCCCGTCCACAATACCCATAACCAACGGTACTAAAGTCCTAACCCACCTAGTCCCTAACGGTCGCAGGGTTACGGCTACCAGCAGATACACCTTACGCCACCCACACCCTACGCCACCCACACCCTACCCACAAACAAGAACTGTGCCGACCTTAGACCCACCCCCATAAGGACACCATCAGCCAAACCCCCACTAACAGACTACCCCCTAAAATTTTGGTAAAAAGTAAGAGATAATGCCGAGCATTATCCCTACTTTTCGTCAGAATTAACCGACCTAGTTACTACCAGTTAGTTTACCGCTAGCTGGGCTACTACCAGTTGTTTCATTATTAGCTAATTCATTGATAGTTAGTTTATGGCTAACTGGGCTTACTGATTTCTCTAAGGTGTTTACACGCTCAACCAGTTTACTCACCACAGACGAAAGGTCTTCAGTCGTATAGTCCTGTTCAAACTGTTCGATACTGAGCAAACGCACAGTGCCGTCAAATACCACAGCGTAGCCAAGCGGTAAACCATACACACGTCCATCACGCACGATATTAACGAATGTGTCGTTTACCACTTCAACCACAGCCCCTATTTTTTGAGCGTCCTTTGTCAGCTCATTTAGGTTATTACCTTTCGCTGTTGCACGAAACACAAAGGCATTTGTCGGCTTACTTACTCTTACTACGTTCATACATACACCTTTACAATTTTTAACAATTAAGGGTTCAAAAGGAGTTAATAGTATATCACATAAATAACGTATATACATGTATACTTATCCCCCATTACTCTAAAATCACCTATTGACAATGCCGACCTACGCCACTAAACTACCGCCATGTTTCGCTTAAACCCCCAATACCTGCGAAGCATACTTGCTACGGGACGACCATAGCAACCTACATCAAAACCCACAGTCTGCGTAATCCTGTGGGTTTTTTTATTTCCTAATGCTATAATTGCACAAACTCATTCATGGGGGATTGATATGCCTATAAACACAGAACACCAATTAACACCAAGCCCAAAAAAAGAACTACCTTATGCCGACTACGCCAAACAGCTTATGGAACGTCAGAAACCACCTGACCCTACGCTTACCCCGACCCTAGCCGAGCCAACCCCAGTAGAGCCATCAGCCCTGCCAACTTCATCTGAACCCACCGCTACAAACGTTCCGTTTGAGTTATGGGAGGCTCTCGCTTATGATTTAGCCCTATCGGACTTAGACCCCCAGCACATCGCACAAGCCTATGAGCTTACGTTAGAGCAGCTACAAGCCATACAGACCAACCCCTATTTTAAAAAGATACAACAAGCCAAACAGGACGAAGTCAAACAGCTAGGTACGGACGCTACGTTTGCCGTCAAAATGCGTATGGTCGCTAATAAGTCTGTGCCACATCTGTTCCAACGGCTAACCGCCCTTGATACCAGTAACCGTGATTTTCTGGCGATGTTTAAGATTGTTACCGAACTGGCTCAACTTACCCCACAGCCCAACCTGACCGATAACAATACCGCCGTTGTTGGGACAAATATCACGCTTAATATTAGCGGCGTGCCAGGATTAGAACACCTAACAACCACCACGCAAGCGTTCGATACCCAAGCAACCGAGATTGAATGTGCCGAAGTCATCGAACCTTACCCTACGCCTACCTCTACCCCTACGGTACACCATGACGAGCTACAGGAGCTATAATGCCGACAACGACTTATAATGCCTATCCTACGATGGTGAAATTTCATGAGGATTATAAAAAGTATGATAAACGGTTTGTGGCTGGACCACCTGGTTCGGGTAAGTCGGTTGGGCTGGCTATCGAGCTACTTGCCATCGCCATGCGACAAGAACCCACCCCAGAGGGAATACGCCCTTCGAAGTTTGGTATCATACGTTCGACTTATGGGCGACTTGAACGAACAACCCTAGTAACGCTTAAAACGTGGCTGCCAGCTAAATATACCAAGATAACCTATTCCAAACCGATTAAGGTTCACTCACGCATACCCCTACCAGACAACACCATCGCTGACATACAGTTTGAGCTAATTGCCATCGAGAGTGTCCGAGACCTTACGGTACTAGACAGTTACGAGGCGACCGCCATCTGGCTAAACGAGATGGTTGAGTTGCCTGAAGAGCTGGTGGGTAAGGCTGGTGAACGTGTGGGGCGTTATCCACCCAGTGTGATGTGGGACGATGACAAATCTCACATTACTTGTTATGGGGTGATTGGCGACTACAACTACCCACCCAAAGACCACTGGCTAGTGAATTACCTCCATCAAGGCACACTACCAGAGGGAACTATGCTGTATGAGCAGCCACCAGCCCTACTTGAACACATAAACCCAGACACAGGCGAGACCACCTACACCATCAACCCCCACGCTGAGAACTTATTACACTTAGATAATGGGCGTAAGTATTTAATCGACTTAGCAACGTATCAGAAAATGGGGCAGTATGATATGATACAGACACGTCTGCTTTGTCGTTATGGACGTGCTGGCGGTGATGGCAAGCGAGTGTTTTCTAACTTTAATCGTGAGTATCACGTTGCCGAAACCACGATAGAACCCCTAAAGTACACCGATACGCTGGTCAGTATCGACACATCGGGTATTCACCCTTGTGCCTTATTCTGGCAGAATGTGCGTGGGAAGTGGCAGATTACCGATGGGGTTTACGGCGAAGAGATGGGACTTGAGGAATTTATTGACGATGTTATGACCCCACTGGTTACTATGCGATATGCAGGTTGTAACCTTGCGTGTGTCTGCGACCCAGCCAACGCACGAGATAGTCGCACCGCCATCACCCCAACTGACTTACTGAACGAGCGTGGGTTTAAGGCGTTTACCGCTCCAACCAACAAGTTTAAAGAGCGGCTAACCGCCAGTGAGATATTACTCAACCGCCGAGATAAAGGCTCGCTTATCATCAGCAATCACATCACCTTACTGATTGATACGCTTGATGGAGGATATCAGTATCGCAAGCTGCATACGGTCGGTGCAGGGGTGGTGTTTTCGTCCCAGCCGATAAAAAATAAGTATTCGCATTGGGCGGACGCCTTTCAGTATGGGGCGTTACACATCATCACAGGCATTTTATCCGATGAGGACTTAACGCTGGCTCGGCGGTTAGCCAGTGCCAGCTTTCGTAGGGGCAAACGCTGATACAACCCCCAACCACACACTTTATAGTTAAACACAGGAACTCTTTATGGCTAAACTAAAACACATCGACAACAACGAAACATTACATGACCCAACCGATGATTTGGAGGCAAGCTCCTTACTGGGTAAGGAAGTCATGCGACAGTTTCGCTCGGCACTCTTTTCCAAGCGGACTTATAAGGTCGGCGATTATACACTTCATGAATTACTGACGGCGTGTTATAAAGCACGAGATGACCAGATGACCTGTGACGAGATAAGTTTCCGTGAGAAATATCCCCAGTGGTCTGGTATGCCTGTGTCCATCGTGTCCTTTAAGGTGGGGATATTGGTGGCTCTTATTCGTGAGAGTTTGGCGGACGTGGCGGCAGCACCGTTTATCATCGACCCAACGCCTAAGCCAGACATTCCAGACGACCAAAAAGAACGTATCTTAGATGAACTGATGACCGAAGTCGAAACGGCGGCAGCACAGGTGGCGATGGCACAGCAGGGGTACGTTGCTCAAGCGGCTCAGATGGGTATCGACCCTACAACGGCGACCATACAACCTGATTTCCCCAAACTTGACCCACGCCTAGTTGAAGAGCTTGCACGCCAGCAAAAGGTTAAACTTCATCAGCAGGTGAAACAGCACGCCCAAGAACAAGCCTTACTACTTCAACGAGACCTTTATGACAAGACCACAGAGGGCGGTTATCGTAGGGCGATTATTGAGTTTGCCGATGACTTTGCTACATACCCATTCGGGTGTATTCACGGACCGTTTCCTGTCATACGAGCAGAGACTGTTTGGAAAGACAACAAGTTTCAAGAAGTTAAAAAAGTGGCGTGGGCGTTTGAACGAGTTAGCCCATTTGACTTATTCTGGACTGATGACTGTACTAACCCTCAAGATGGGACGGCGGTATTTATCCGTAAGCAGGTGGGTTATGACTATCTATATGATTGCCGTCAGCTTGCCAAAGACGACCCTGATAGTGGCTATGACTACGACACCATCAACGAGCTAATCACCTTGACTAAAGAAAGCCGTATTCCTAGACACTGGACGGAGTGGACGAATAAAAATCCAGAGAACCGTACTAATATGATTTGGAATAGGGGCGATACCTGCGAGATTTTAATTCGTTATGGGCGGTTTTCTGGTTACGACCTTAGAGAGATGGGGTTCGATGATATTGACGATGAACGCTTGTATGAGACTAAGATTATTCTGTGTGGCGGACAGGTTATCTATTGTCAGATTAATAAAAACCCCAGTCAGTATAAACGTCCTGTGTTTACCGCCAGCTTTGAGAGCCGTAATGGGTCTATCGTTGGCGTAGGGTTAGGGCAGAAGTTACTGGCTATCCACAATGCCTACCGAGCCGTTATCCATCTAGCGATGTACAATCTGGGGCTATCCAGCGAACCCATCACCGAAGTGGAAGTAAATCGTATCTTACAGTATATGCCTGACGATTGGATTGATGAACCTGTGATTAGTCCTGGTATGGTCATTCCAGCAGACGGCGACCGTATGGGCAATGGTTCACGAGCCATTAAGTTTACCCAGATACCCAATACCACCAGCAACGCTTTACAGCTAGCAACCTACATATTCGACCAAGCTCACGTCATCAGTAACATTCCAGCCGCCCTACATGGACAACCTGTCGGTAGCGGTGCTAACCGCACGGTGCGTGGACTGCTTACCCTACAAGGCAACACCATCAAACCCATTCAGTCTGCGTTAATGAACCTAGACTTAGGTATCATCGAGCCGATGATAACCTTACTTTATATGCTCCTTGTGATGTACGAGGACGGGTTTGATTATTCTGGCGACTGTAAGGTGGTGGCTAAAGGGGCAGCAAGTATGGTCCAGCGAGAAGTTGAGAAACAGTCGGCTATGGAGAACCTCCAGATTTTAGGGCAACTAGGGCAACACATTAACCCAGAACTGCTTAATCGGACGGTAACTCACTTACTGATGGTAGCAGGTGTGCTAGAACCAGGCGAGACGGCGATGGCAGAACAGCCAGCATTAGGTTCACCCCAACCACAACCGCCACAACCTCAGCCCCAAGAACCTCTACCACAAGAACCAGCCCCAGTACAGTAGGTTATCAGCGTAGATGACTGTGTACGGCTGAGATACAGGTGCGTAGCGTTACCCACAGTCCGTTGTCTTTCGGCGGCTCAACCACAACAGGGTTGTGCCAGTAAAGACGGCGGACACCCCCATAAGAACCTGTCTTATCAAACGTCATGCGTACACCGTTACTAAAACGAACCACAATATCACCAAACGCAGTATCTACAATCATGCCATAACCGTGTACAATATCATAGACCTTATCGCCAGTGCTGGCGTTTTCATTACTTAACATAACCATAGGAAATCCTTATGCGATTAGAAAATTACCCTATTATAGCTAAATTCCATCATTTTATCACCACGCTTATGTCGAAATCGTCCATCGTAAATAACTACTTAATCGCCCAAGTTACCGATGAGGACGGCGAAACTTATGACTGTATCTATTGCACAATTCTACGAAATAGTGTACTATTTCTTTGTATTGGGTTCATTTTTGGTTTTCTTTTTGGGTGGTTATTATGACTATCAAGATAAACACAGGCTCAATACACGTCCCACCGACCCCACAGGTTTATCCAGCTATGGGGGCTACTGCGTTTAAAAAAGAAGAGTTCACAGACACAACCCCATCGGAGATGGTGGTCTTTCCTAGCGAGCAACGTAGGCTTATCGTTGTTGAACCCAACACCATGATTATCCTTACAGGCTATAACTTAAACGACCAAACTAAAGTAGCCTTTCGTAAAGTGCTACGCAGTAATGGCGTTCCTGCTCACGGTTCTAACGGTTGTTGTCCAACCATCACGGTTGGTAACGCAACACGCTTGCATAGCGTTGATGTTCCTTGTTGGACCATCACCCACTGTAACCCCATCTTTATTTTACAAACACCAGGTAATTATGAACTTGATGTGATTGGTAGTAGTGCTGATGTGGTGGTTACGGCAAGAGCGTTTCCCATTCAGCCTGTGAATGAATTTGGCACTTGTAAGTGTACAACAGGGTAGGTGAGATATGGATTATACGATTTTATTTGACAAAGACCGCAGAATATTAGCAGAGCATGGCACACGAGCCTTTTCCGAAGTCCTGTATATCCCACAAGGCAAAGTAGCGTTATTATCCCTTTATAATATGTATCATGAAGTACAGTTGGCTAAAGACGATAAGGGAAAGACGGTACTTCTTGCTAACGACTGTGCCACCGTGCATAAGTTGTCATTGGGTAAAACAGGCGATATTGCTCGCAAACTTGAATGTGGTGAGCGAGTAGATGTACAAACTGAACTCCAACAGCTACTCGCTAACCGCAGACTATTTCACGAGCCTGTTTATCAGTGTGGGTGTTCGTGGGCTATCAATCCCTGCGATAATTTTGCCTTAATCCCCACACCAGGATTTTATATGTTAGAGTTTTTTAACCCTAACCAATTTGACACAGCGTATGTTGAGTATGCTCTGCTTTCAGTAGCAGACAGCCTAGCAATACCTGACGACTTTAAACTTGGGAGTAAACAATGAGTTGTGGTGTAAACATTCCACTATCATCAGTCGTAGAAGCTATTGTAAATGACTACGCTGATGTATTTGCTAAAGAAATCATTAATAGAATTGACCTAAACAAATTCACCAAAGTGGACGGCGGTTCATTAAAAGGCGTAACCTTACAAGACAGCGTTACCCTTGACGAGAAAGCCAAACAGTCTTTATTTAATGCGTTACAAGACCTTATTGGTGGAAAAATAACCACCGAGATTGACAAAAAACCAGACAATCACGTTGAGAAGTTCTACATCGATAAAACCAAAGACCACTTAGTCATTGAGATGAATGGTGGCGAACGCTATTATGTTAGCCGTGCTGAGTTTGAAAGCTGGTTAAAATTTGCCACAGGAGGCGGTAGCACCGCAGGTGGTGTGCAGTCTGGCGAACTTATTAAACAAACCGCCGACCCTAAACAAGTCATTCGTTTAACCAACAAAGACAATACCAATGTCGATATTGATGTTTCTGGGTTAAGTGATACCAAATTGGAGCGTGGCGAGCTACTTAATAACACCACGCTACGCCTACACACGTCCGATAACGGTCATATCGATACAGACTTGTCAGGATTACAAGGTACTACGATTAGTCGTGGTGAGTTTATCAATGGCGATACGCTACGCTTACACCTATCCAACGGTAGCTATGTCGATACTCAGATTACCTTACCAGCCCAAGCCAATAGTCCCTATATTAATAGCGGTACATTAAATAAACGTGATAACGGCTATTGGCTGGATTTTAAGCGTAATGACGACCAATTCGTTAGTATCGATATGACCCCACATATCAACGAGATTATTAAAATCGTTTATGATAAGGTGATGGACACTGGGTATCGTATCAACACCCAAGCTGACGACTACGCACTGGTTGGCGATGACTTTAACGGACGTACTTTAGTCCGTGCTGACAAAGACGGCGACCAAACCATTACCATTGCCAAGCCACCAACCGAAGACTTCGTTGGTAAATCCATCATCTTACGCAAGACTAAAGGGGCAGTGGGTACATTTGTTAATCTGGTCGCAGGAGCAGGTGTAACGCTGATACCAGATGACGTAACCCCTGTACGCCGTGTCGGAAGTTCCGTAACCTTAGTCTATATCGGCGATGGGGTTTATGATGTATTTGGGGAGTTACCATAATGCTAATTAACCACCGAACCGTACAGTTAGGGGTGGTTAATCAGAAACGCCCTGAGATATGGCAATCGTATGTACCCCCACTAAATCACACGGTAGATACCGTTAGTGTAGCCATCGATACCAGCGATTATAAACTTAGAACCGTTGCCCATGACCATACGCTCCAGACGGATATAGCTACCATCGGGGCAGAGATTGGCGACCATAAGTTATACGACCCAACAAAAACATTAACTACCACCGATGATGTCGCCGCCATTGACCTAGCTCTTGGTAATCACAAACTAATTGCGACCGCTAAAGATTTGGAACAGGGCGATGACTTAACCGCCATCAGTGCTGATATTGGCGACCATAAACTATATAACTGGGGTATCTACGCCGAAGTTACCGATGAAGACCATGCAGAATTATTTATCACCATCGGCGACCATAAATTAATTGAGGAGAAATCATAGTGATTAATACAGAACAAAATGTCGGCTTGTCTGGTGAGTTTCAAGTCATCGTTCGCCGAGCCGATGGTAGCATTAAGCTCGATACAGGTATGCAACCTAACCTAATTTTAGATAACGGTTTGAAACAGTATTTAGGTTTACCAACCCTAAATAATTTAGGTAAGCCCCAAGAAGTTCGTAACATTAGACTTATGCGTTACTGCTGTGTTGGTACGGGTAATCAAGCTCCCCAAAATGGGGATTATGCTTTACAAGCACTTACTACGTTTCATAGAGAATATAGAGATATTGTAGGGGGTTTTGAAATCCCAGAAACGGGTAAACACGATGGGTATGTGAAATATTGGACCAGTGCTAAATTTATCTTTGATAACATTGAGAACAAAAACATTACCGAAGTCGGTCTTGCTTCATGGCAAGGGTCAGAAATTGTCGATGGGGCTTATCAAAGCAATTTGTACACCTTAGTAACACGAGCCTTACTAAAAGACAAACAGGGTACACCAATTTCAGTAACCGTGCTAAAAGGTGAAGTGCTAGAGATTGTTTATCAAATTAATGCTTATGTCGATGTTCGACGTAAGACAGGTATGTTTAACTTAACAACTACAAAAGATAACCAAGATACTACAGCTACCTTTGACTACTTTAGTCAAACTTACGGATTTTCTAATAGCAGCGGTTTAAATATCGACTACCCTTTGTATTTACCTGGTAATGTTGGTGTAACCACATGGGGAGTTAAAGAAACGGATACTGAGCTGTCTGCTAGTTATGATATTAATGACGCAGAGTATCAGAAATTTAAGTTTAATAATGCAAGTGGTGTACTTACTGATAAACTTACTCAAAATCTTACGTCTTTTTATAATACGGGTGTATTTAGTAATTCCTATCTAAACCTTGAAGTTACTGAACGTAGTTTCGAAACTGGTAGAATAACTTATAAGTGTACTAATGGTATTTATACCCACAACCACACTAATGGAATACGAGCCATCAGCTTTGCTGTCGCAGCAGGTTCTGATAGCTCAGTTTTTAGAAACTTTATTGTGGTTAAAAACCAAGCAGACGGGCAAGGTATTAAGAAAAACGACCGTCAGATGTGGGAGTTTAACTGTTCTATCAATGTTAAGCGTTGGGGTGGCTAATGTACTACCAACCGCAGGGGCGTGAACACACCCCGACAAAAGCCCTAAATCGGTTTCTACCACCTTACAACCGCCATCATAAGATGACGGTTGCCTACACACGAGGCGGTCCAATATTAGCGAACGTTACTCACGGTATCGATGGCTATATTTGGAAAGCCTATGTGGACGAAGCTAATCAGGTTGTTGTAAAGCGTGATGACCTTGACCATGTGCATGAAATCACCACTAAGGCTGGTATCACCCAGCTAGACTTTACGTTCGACCAAAATATGCGACCTTTCTTGGTTTATGTAGCCGATGGATTGCCTTATTATTTCCATTTTAATAAGGAGGATAGCAGTTACTCAGAAGTCGCGTTAGACCCAGCAATTAAGTTCCCACGCTGTGAGTTGGATATGCGAGCGGTACATGAGATATCGAACTCTGATATTATCTTAGGCTATGTACGAGACGGTAATTTGTGCTATCGTATTCAGCGTGAGCGGTTCACTAAAGAAACCATCATCGCTACTAACCCTAAAAAGTCTATGTTATGGCGAATAGGGTTACTTACTGATGGGCGTTTTGGTTATCAGTGGAGGTAGGTTATGAGTTGTTGTAAACCTTGTTGTAAACCCTGTGGTTGTCTGTATCAGATTATCGATACGTCAAAACCTTTACCGACCCCTGAGCCACCAGCACCTGAGCCACCAGCACCTGAGCCACCAGCACCTGAGCCACCAAAGCCATCGGTTGAACCCATCATCGGTGAGCGTTATACCAAAACGATAGAACTAACCCGTACTGAGCATTTGGACGGTGGTGATTATTATTCGGTTACGATGTCTGGTAACGTATGGAATGATGTTATTAAGAACCAGCTTGAGCGTAAACCTGAGTACATCGTCCAGCACTACGACAAAACCACCCAAGCATGGGGTACAGACTGGATTGTTTCAGAGACTGGGGATTATATCATTGAGATTAATTATCCAGATATTACCGTTGAAAAATATCGTGTGTTTGACCCAACCACCAATATGGTACTTTTTATCGGTGAGTTGGTTCTCCACACAACAGCACCGCCAGGGTGGGATTGATTATGTCATGTGTAAAGAAATGTAATACCTTTAAAATCTTAGGGGCTGGAAGTCCCCTAAAGGCTGTGCCGACCGTGCAAACCATCGCTGTTAGCGGTGCGAGTTTGAAAGTAACCCAAACTGACGGTACACATTATGAATTAGCGTTACCTAAAGCTGAACCAGCTAACGTTCAGTCGGTAACTGTTTTAAATGCCAGTGGTACACAAACGGTTGCTACCGTAGCCACATTAAACTAGGAGAAACCTATGGCGATTGATTTTCGTGTTGTCGTTCCAAGCGATATGGGCGATACCATTAAACTTGGTGCAAAAACCCCCAATAAATACGATGTTGATGTAACCCAATTAAACTTACCAGCAGGTCTGACAGGCTTATCTTTGACAGGTACAGTTCTTAAAGCGACCACGTCTGAGGGTGACAAAACCGTAGATTTAGCACCGATGTTACCAACCATCGCAGCCGAAGTATTTTTAAAAGACGTACAACGTCAAACCAACAAAATTTTATTCACCGTTGGTGAGAAAAACTCGTCCGCCTATGATACAATTTTAGAGGTCGATGTAGCTGACTTATTACCTGTGGTCGCTGATAATACTACCATCACTGGTACAGGGGTAACGACAAATCCACTAAAAGTTCAGCTTTCTACCGCTAAAACGGATAACTTACTAAAGCAAGGTGCAGACGGTCTTTATGTATCTGAGGCTGACTTACCAGTAGCGGAGACAGACCCTCGCACTGTTCGCTTGACTAATGCCAGTGGGGAAACCGTTGTTGGGTATATTTACGATACGGAGCAATAGTCGATGAAAGACGCTAAGGTTGTTACTCCCAGTGATATGGGGGACGGCATTGCTTGGAGTGAGACAAATAAAAAGTTTGAAGCCATTTCCCAAGTATTCTTTACTGAACGTGAAGCCACCGTCGATTTAATGATTAATGGTGTACAGCTACTGTTTCGTGAAGTTGCTAATAGCAATCGTACTATGCTAGTTACTGGTGTTAAGTTTAACGATGTGTGGTATGGGGACGCTCCAGATGACACCCCAGCAACTAATCCCTTTACTGGACAAGCCATCAGTAAACCTGTGCCACTTACAAACAACAGTTTCTTGCAGAAAACCGACTTAGACGAATATCAGAAAAAAAGTGCTATTGATAACCGAACCATCGTTCGAGATGAGCATGGTAATCTACAATCCCAACATTTGCCTACGGTACTTATCGCACCGTTTGACGCAGCTACTAACTCGATTACGGTTGAGACAGGCACATCGAACGCTGTATTATTCATGAGCCGAAAAGGTATGGGAACACTAAAAACTATCAATGGTGGTGTGCAGGGGCAAATTATTTATGTTCGTTATGTACAAGGTGTTGAAATTGAAGCTACCAACAGTATTCGTTTGATTAACGGTTACGCCAGCCCTACTAAGCTAGATAGTAACAAGGTATCTACATTTTTATGCCTTGCACCGAGTATTTGGACGGAAATTTCACGCAATTTCACCTAATAAACCCCTACAAACATTGAAAGCTATTGGTTTTATGCAGATTTTGTAGTATGATATAGTGAATTTGTGTATTCTATACAAATTCATTTTTGGGTGATACATCGTAAACCAACCTTTGTATCACCACCCAATTAACAATTTATGGAGACACAATATGGCGTGTTCAGCGTGTAGCCAACGAAAAACTGGGCGAATTATCCCAGTTAATCCAAACAAACCCAAGACCGACCGTGCCAGCAACGCCAATGCTGATACACCTACCAGTCGTGGGAATACAACCATTTCAAAGTTACGGTACACAGGGCGATGATTAAAAAAGCTGATATTGAGAATTTGCCGACAAAACTCCGTAACGATATTGTAGAATACTTAGAGACCAGTATTCGCCAAGCAGAAAGCATTAGACGACAGAGTGCTGACGAGTTCGTAGTTACTACGGACGAACGCCATCGTTCACTTGCATTGATGGCTCAAGGGGAACTCAATGCGTTTAATGCTTTATATAGAGTATTTAAAAAGGTATAGGGGAATAGATGAGAAACCGACCACGCACAGTAACACCTACTGTCCAGACGTATATTGAAGAGCAAGCTGATGAATTAGACCCAATCGCTAACGAACCATCGGTAGATGAACCGCCAGTGGACGAACCACCAGCAGACGAACCGCCAGTGGACGAACCACCAGTCGATGACGATAGCTGGCTTGATGAATTAACACCTGTTCACATTAACCAGACCCAATCCAATACAGAAACACCATCGGCTGCTCAGCCACAAGAAACACCGAATGAAAACGGTACACAAGAGCAACAAAGACGTTTAGCTGAGTTATATGCAAATTTCGAGCATATCGATGAAGACGTGGCGAGCGAACTCGATAACAAACTACTTGCTCCTATCCGAGCCGAAGTAAACGAATTAAAGGCGTTGCGACAACAAGAAGTCAAACAACGCCAACAACAACTTATCGCTAATGCTAATGCCAGTATCGTTAGCAAATACCCTAAAGCAGATAAGATTTTGAACAGTCAGCAGTTTAAGGATTTCGTGAACGCAGATAGCGACCCTTATTCATCTGAACAAGTATTTGACCGTATCATGAGAGCTTATTATATGGGCGATGGTGATTATGTTGTCAGACACTTGGATAAATTTGTAGGAAGTCGTGGCAAACCTAAACCGCCAGTCGGTGCAGAGCCACAGCAAGGTAGTGGGGGAAATAGCGTAGGTAATGTATCCGCAAAACGTCCTATGACGGATAGTGAATACTTAGCTAAACGGCAAGCCATTAAGTCTGCACCTCGTGGTACTTATCCACCGAACGCACTTAAACAGCTTGTGGAAGAATATCAACTATCAAGAGGTTAGTTATGTCTAATTTAATTTCCGCCAGTGGTTATAAAGACCTGCTTAATACGCCGTTAGCTGACGGTATCGTGTTTGCAGGAATGATTATTGACAAAAATTTCGAGGACGATTGGTTACATAAAGTAGTCAATAGTCGTGTACTTGACCCACTACTTGAATGTGGTCAAGTTATCCAATTTCAAAAACCGCCACAAGTAGGTTCTTGGAGAACGTATGAAAAGAACCAAGAACGTGTTTACGACCAACCTAAAGGCGGTAACTTCTGTATCAGCATTTGCAATCAGGCTTATAAATCCATCAAGATTGATAAGCAAGATATTCGTGCCATGTGCGATAACTGGAACGCCTATGAAGCAGCGTTCTTAGATAACGCATGGCAAAACCTATCGTCTTTGTGGCACACAGACGTGATTACTGGTATGCAGCTTGCTGTTTCTAACCGTAACATGGGTGCAAAAGCAGGTCGTTATAAGAACATCAACTTAGGTACAATCGGCAACGCCTTACACCTAACCCCACAAAACATTATCGGTTTCTTCGACCGCTTGCAAACCACACTAAAACAAGCACGCCGTTGGTATAATGGCGAGATGTTCCTGCTTGTTCCGCCAGCGATGATTTCGCTACTATTACAGACCATGTACGATAAGCAAATGTGCTGTGATGTCAGTGGTAGCTTAATGTTTAAAGGCTTGCGTGCCGTAGACCTTATGGGCTTTACCGTCATCGAGAGCGACCGTTTAGAACCAACCGTAGACCCAGCGACAGGTCGTTTAGTTTATACAATCTTAGCAGGTTGGAACGAGGCTTACGGATTTGCTGGCGATGTTATCGAAGCCGATATTGAGAAAATCCCACACTCTTGGGGCGTGAGTTATAACTTGCTATCTTTATATGGTGGCGGTGTTATTTATCCAGACGGTTTGGCTAAAGCCTACGTTACATTCTCAACCGAAGACACTATTTAAGGAGAGTTAAGATGGCTCATTTTATGCGTTGGTATCAAGGTGTTGCACCTTTTGAAATTCCTAAATGCGATGACAAGTTCCCATTTACTTGTCCAAAATCTAAGCGAACCGCCGCCGAATACAATCGTGGACACTTTACCCATACGGCGGTGATTGTGCCGAATAGCACGGACGGTCAGTACATCGAACCTACATTAGATAGTGAAGTGTTCGCAGAAGCTAAAGTTGGCGATTATATCTGGTGTGTGCTTGTTCCACCTATGCACCACATCAGCGATGTGTTTGCCTATAACGACACATTGTTGTCGCTACCAGGTTCTAACTTCGCTTCGTTTGGTGGTATTTCTTTATCACTGGTAACGGCTCAGTTCAAAGAAAAAGATAAAGATGGTAACTGTCAGATGACAGGTACTGAAACTAATCACGGCACGTTAGCGTTCCCTGATGGTAATAACGCCAAAAAACAATTCTTGCGCGCAGGTGTTGATATTACCAACGATACCGAAACGTATGTAGGTATTGGCTTTAAAATTGAAGCCTTACCAAACAAACGCACCATTGCCGATGTTATGGGTAAAATCGCTATCGGCGGTCATACCGTAGATTACCAGTCTCAAGACTTCCAATAATCAACCACCCCCTTTATGGGGGTACTAAACTTAGGAGATTATGATGGATAAAGGTAAATCAAAAATCATGAACTTAAAAGCACCTAAGCCTATGACCCCAAAGGGTTCACCTATGCAAGCCATTGTCGGTAATACGATGTCTAAGTCATCAATCGATATGATGAGTGGTAAGCAAGGTAAGATGTTAAAGGCAAAAGGTAAATAAGGTTTTATGGTACGGCAGGGGTTCTAATTCCTTACTCTGCCGTATCTTTTTTATACATTATTGGGGGTTATATGAACCACATCGATACAAACGACACAGACGATTTCTTGTTTACACCAAACCCAACATTGAACGCCGAAACATGGCAACAACAATATCCGCCAATACAAACAACATCACATTGGCTGATAAACAAATTCACAGGTGAGATTTTTCCAAATACGCCAGAATTTGCACGTCGTAGCGATTGCTTAGAACCCTATCTAGGCGAACTACCACAAGAAAGTGCAGGTGAAGTCGTTACTGACGTGAATAATGCGTTAAAGGTTGCTAACAGCACTGATGGTGAGTTAAGCGAATTATAATTAATTTGGTAAGGTGAATGAATATGAACGTTTTTATCGGTACAAAAACTGTCCGTGCTAGACCAATGAGCCGTCAGACTTATAATGATTTGCGTGGTTGGCAAGTTCCAGATGATGAAAACTCTCCTGATGAGGGTTACTTGGTAGAATACGAAGGTAGCGAAAGCAACCACCCAGACTTTAAGGGCTATATCTCATGGTCGCCCAAGAAAGTATTTGAGGGTACTTATAAAAAGAACGGTAGCCTTAGTTTCAGTCATGCCGTTGAGTTATTAAAACAAGGTAAACGAGTGGCTCGCAAAGGCTGGAATGGCAAGGGTATGTACTTACTACTTGTGCGTGGTGAGACTGTACGATATAGCATTAATCAGGTTTATGGCGATGGCTACCCAGACAGTGTTGGTTTTTCTGTGTTGGACGCTATTTATATGAAAACAGCCGATGACAAACTGGTAGCGTGGCTTGCAAGCCAGACTGACATACTATCAGAAGACTGGCAAGTCGTATAACCCGCCATTTAAAAAGCCCTTGCTCAATGCAGGGGCTTTTGTTATAATCTAATCTTGCTCTGATAGGCAAACGAATTTCTCTTATGGGGGTCGTAGGTGTTTACCTTGCACCCTATCAGTACGACCCCCACCCTTACAAGGTAAATTCTTATGAATGAACTAATCCAAAAATCCTTTAACACACTTACGATGTCTAGTCGTGAGATTGCTACTTTGTGTGATAAAGAACATTCAAATGTGTTGCGTGATATTCGTGCCATGTTAATTAATCTTTATGGTGATGAATACGTTAGAAAAACTATCCCTGAGCAGTATCGTAACCGCCATTCTGAGTATATTAGGGAGAACGCAGACCAGATTTTAACTGCTATTGCAGGTCATTCCAATTGGAATGATGAACAAAATCAAACACTTAGGGGCTATAAGTGGCACAGAGATAATCGTGGTTATATCACCGAGATATGGCTTGATAAAGACCATACGCTTACACTCGTAACAGGCTACAACGCTAAACTTCGTATGGCTATCATCAAACGTTGGCAAGAATTAGAACAGCTTAATACACCAACTGACCCACTACTGATGATTGCTCACATGGCACAGCAAGCCTATGAGACGAAACTTTTAACCCAACAGGTAGCACAACGACAAGACAGTATGGAGCAAACCATTAGAGAAGTGCAAGCTAAACAGGAAGCTCTTACTGACAGTAGTAACTTTTTCTCGGTACTTGCTTTTTCTAATCTGCATGATGTTGGCTTAACTAATGGTAAATTAGTCGCATTATCTAAGAAAGCAGGTAAGCTCTCAGAAAAACTGGGTGTGGCGGTAGGCACTATTAGCGACCCACGTTGGGGTAAAGTGAAAACCTATCACAAGGACGTGCTTATTGAGCTATTTGAGAAAGAGCAACTAATTTAATCTTGATGGTACAGGGGTGGAAAAACTTACCACCCCTACAAACGTGATACCCATCTTGAAAGCTATATTAGCAAACGAATAGATGTTATAATAGCCCCTAAAACATTAGGGGCTATTATATGCTTGGACAAAAGACACGACCAATAACCGATTTTTTACCACGAGTGCTTGCACACATTAATGGTGCTGATACCGATATGGTAACGACCTATATTATGGATAGTATCTTACAATTTCTACGAGACACGAAAATTCTTAAAGAAGTCGTTTGTATTAAGTTAGACCCTTGCACCCCATCTTATAAACTCCATACGAACTATCGTATCACTGAAGTATCATCGGTACGATTTTTCTCCGATGATACTTACCAGTTACCACCTAACACCATCAATTATCGTGTTCAAGACGATGTGCTGTATGTCGGCACAATCCCATCGTGCCACGCACTGACGGTAGAACTTGAGCTTACCCTCGCCCCCAGTCGTGATAGTGAGGACGTTCCAGACTTTCTTTACGAGGAATGGGCGGACGCTATCACCGCTTTAACCTTATCAAAACTTTATTTGATGACGGATAATGAGTGGTATAACCCACAGGCGGCAAATAATCAAACGACCTTATATAACCAATTAGTTCGCCAAGCCAGATTTACAAAAATCACCAAACACAAACCGTTTCAAATGCGATTAGCTAACCAGAGAAAACTATAAAAACCGAACTTGACAAACGTTATCACAAACGCATATAATAAAACCCATCACCATAACAAGTGATTACCAGCTTATCAGTTTGGGGGTAGGACGGTTTCCATTGCTGCCGTGCTTGACCCTACCCCCACCCCTTTCTAGTTACCCTGACAAGTAACAAAAACAGTTTTGTAGGTGTGTATGGAAATACCCAATACCATACGGCTAGATACCTTGCTAGTTTGTCAGCCACCTACAACCCTTACAAGGTAAATTCTTATGAACGAACTTAGCAAACTTCAACCACAGACCGTCCATAACAATACCATAGACACGGCTTTATTAGATAAGGTTAATAAAACACTCATTGAACTACTTAGTATTTATCCATCTTTCCTGTATGTTTTGCAAACGAGCAAGTCTTTAATGAGTGATGATATGCAGGACGATGACGAACCCCATATTGTATTAGAATTTATTACACAAGTTTTAGCTGTGGCTAACGAAATTATCTATGACGAAGCTAATATGATAGCAAGGGTATATAGAGAAAAGCTAAATCACATAAAGGAATTACAAGACATTGTTCGAGCCGTGAAGTTACACAACGCTTATGATGGAATGTTTGCCTATAGTTTGGATATTTTGTGCCAAACTCTACAACATATGACTTGGACTATATTAGCTGTTTATGGAGGGTGTCCGACTACTTGCAATAATTCTCATGAGACAGAAGTAATAAAGACCTATATAATAAGAAATAACACTAACGGGCTTATAAAGATTGGGCAGAGTAGAGATGTAGAGCAACGTGTCCGCTCATTATCTACTATGGCTGGGAGTGAGTTAGAGATATTATGTGTTATAGACGAAAATATTGAGAGCGAGTTGCATCGCAAATTTTCTAGTTATCGAACTACTGGTGAGTGGTTTGATGATAAGGACGAACAAATAATGACCTATATCAATCAATTAGGTTAAGTTGTTTTAAATGCAAAATTTACTATAAATTGTTATAATAACCCCTTACCTTAAAGGGGTTATTTTTATGAAACGTTTACTATTAAGTTATGCTCAAGATTTAAATGACGCATATCCAGGTTATGAATTTTCTATTTGGTCGCAGGAACAACTGCTGGGTTTTTTTAATGAAGCCTTGTGCCTAATCGCCACTCACCGCCCTGATATGTTTACTGAACTAAAAGTCGTGCAGGTCGAACCTTGCAACGGTTATTTAAATACTTGTGATTGTGTTAAGGTCCTAGACGTTTTAGGACAATCGGATAAAAAGGGTAATAACATTCGTCCTATTCCACGCCGTAAAGAACACGCTAACGTATGGACTGGGGCTAAGAAAAAGCAGGAATTTACCGACATCATCACCGAGTACGAGCTATTGGATAAATCCAATTTGGTGCGAGTTTACCCACAAAACTTAGACCCAACCAAAGATTTATACGTTACAATCCGATGTTCTGTAAATCCTAAGACTTATACGCTCCAAGATGACGCACCAGATGAACGTTGTGCGTTCTTAACTGCCGCTCGGCACTGGGTGCTGTATAACGCTAAGATGATTGATGGTGAATTTTCACAAACCATGCAAAGCCAAGCTAAAGAACACCGAGAGATGTTTACGGCAATCTTACAGATGGCAAAACAAGCTGATGACCAATACGATGAAAAAGTCATTAAGCAGCGTAGGCGTTAAAAGTCTTTCTAAAAGCCCTTGTTCAACGCAGGGGCTTTTGTTATAATCTACCTATGCTCTGACAGGCATAAAGCATTTTCAGTTATGGGGTCGTAGGTACTTTACCTGTGTACCCTGTCAGTACGACCCCACCCATATACAGGTAAATTCTTATGAATGAACTAATCCAAACATTCAATTTTGACGAGGGTTTTATCCGTGTTGTTGTAGATAGCACCAATAACCCTTTATTTGTCGCAAAAAGATGTAGCTGCTATACTAGGTTATTCTGATACAATCAACGCTATTAAGCAACATTGTAAAGGGGTGGCAAAACACCACCCCATCACCGACCGTATGGGACGTAGTCAAGAAATGAGAGTTATTACTGAACCTGATGTATATCGTTTGGTTTTTGGTAGTAAACTCGAAACCGCAGAACGTTTCCAAGACTGGGTGTTTAATGAAGTCTTACCAACCATCAGAAAGACAGGTGCGTATGGGGTGCAACCATCGACACCTACTGACCCACTTTTGTTGATTGCACACTTGGCACAAAGTGCTTATGAAATCCAGCAGAAGCAATCAGAGATGGATAACCGTCTAATTAGAGTAGAACAAAAACAGCAACAGTTAAACCAAGATAATGACCACTTCACTATCAAAGGGTTTTGTTCATTACATGGTATTGATTTATCCAACGGTAAAATGTCTGCTCTATCTAAGAAAGCTAAAAAACTATCTGAAGTAAAAGAATATGCCTACCATGAGATTTCAGACCCTAGATTTGGTAAAGTTAAAACTTATCACGTCGCTATACTAACTGAATTGTTCCAACTACAAAACCTGATTTGATAGAAAACCTTATATAGCGTAGGGTTCGTCATTATGACGAACGGTAATTGAACCTAAAGGGGTGGAAAAACTTACCACCCCTACAAACGTGATACCTATCTTGAAAGCTATATTAGCAAACGAATAGATGTTATAATGGCCCCTAAAACATTAGGGGCTATTTTATGAGCAATTTAAACTGTAAAAAACCAAAACCTTGTACACCCCCAGAACCGACAAAACCACAACCCTGCTCACCAGCATTTGACGTTTGTATCAACGACCATACCTTAAAGTGGGACGGATTTTGTCTTAATCTGGAGCGTACACGCCACACACCTGACGGCACATATACATCGGTTACGGTCGTTAATGGCTGTATCGTAGGTTATGGCTATGCCGAAGAACCCACTTACACCCCACCGTATTGCAACCCTAACCCTGCTCCGTGTCAAGGGCAACCAACCGCTACCGACTATACCGTTTCGCCCAACCGTGATAACAGCTTAGTGCTGAGTTCGTCTGGGCTATTCGCCAGAACCTTTATACAAGGACAAGGTAACATCAAAGTATCTGGTACAGGTACGGTAGCCAACCCATATACCATCAGCTTTACTGGCACAGCAGGAAGTACAACCGTCGTTGCTGAAGCAGGGCTTACCCATCGTGAGGGTGATGGGGTTGTCTATCTTGGCATGGCAAAAACAGGCGTTAATGCAGGGATTTATAACGGCTTTTCCATTAACGAGTACGGACAGATTATCGGCTTTTCCGACACCATCGTTAATGGTGAGATTAGTGTCGGTGCAGGGGCTGGCTTAGTCGCATTTAAAAAAGACGAACAAACCATCATCGCCCACGAGGAAAGGGAAGTCGCAGGGGCTTATGTGTTCGGGGGTTATATCGTTGGTGTGGATAACACAGGGCATATCATTAGTCTTGAGCGTGTTACCACCTTAATAGCAGGGACGTATTCCATTGGGGCTTATAAGATAGCCTTAAACGAATACGGCGGTATTCAGTCCATCACACAAGGCGATGTGCCAGACAGTGCAGGTACGTTTAACACCAGCGATGGAAAAATCATCTCGTATGACGAGACAGGTCGTATTACTGATGTTAATGCCATCGGTAGCACCCCAACCGCCACCGCCCCACAAGCTATCCGTGATATGTATCGCTTTACCGTAACGACCACGCAAGTTAAAAAAGAAGCCTACGGCACAGACACCAGCGTAACAAACATTACCGATAAATCCTTTGACGTGCAGTTACCATCTTATGTGGTTAGCACCCTACAAGTACAGGTTAATGGGGCGTTAGGTCATACGCTTAATGGTAATATTCTGACGATTACGCACACAGGTATGGTTACGGTAATCCACCCTGACGCAAAAATCATCACCTTAACCTTGAGAGCCTGATATGTTAGCATGGAACAATTATGAGTTTTTTGGGATTATCCCACGCCTACGACCCAAACAATTACCCAAAGGCTATGCCGTCATCGCCCATAACGTAGATTTATCGCATGGAACGCTAAAGTCTTTTTTAGAACCCAAACACCTTAAAGATGTGTCCCCTAGTGCGACTAAGCTCTACGCTTGGGGTTGTGAGCTTTTAACGTGGGATAAGTGCGTTAGTGTGGCTGAGTGGCTACCAGACTGTCCACGCCTATTCATCACAGGTAATACCGACTACCCACAAACCGCCACCTTTGAGAAAGGTCGGCTTGTGTATCGTAGGCTTGGGGTACTTGCCCCACCAACCCAACCGACCGCTAAAGCAACCAGCGTTGAGACGGATTTAACTCGCTCAGTTGCGTATATCATTACCTTTGTCAATTCCTTTGGTGAGGAGAGCGGACCATCGATACCATCAAACGATGTGGTAATTGAGGACGGTCAGCGAGTGGAATTATCGTTCCGTTATAATCCACCGATTGAATACGACATTAGAAAGCTGCGCATTTATCGGCGTGAGACTGGATTTAATACAGGTTTGGAAAAAGAACAGCAATTACAAACCCACTGGTTTTTCCTAACCGAGCTTGATATACAGGCTCGTGAGTACATCGATGAAACCGCTATTGTTGATTTAGGTTGGGCGTTTGATGGTATCGACACACGAGAACCACCAGCGAACCTATCAAACATTACCGCCATTCCCCAAACCGCCATACTCGCAGGGTCGGTCGCTAATAAACTATTATTTAGCCGTAACTTACAACCTTATAACTGGGAACTTTCACAGGAGATGACCCTTGACGATACTATTGTTAGTCTGGGTGCAGTTGGTAATAGCCTGTTTGTGGCTACTGACGGACACCCTTATCGAGTGCAAGCCGATGTTGGTTGCGACAAGCGTGAGTGCCGACAAGTGTTTCGTTTCGCACAAGCCTTTCCTATCATTAGCTGTCATACTGGTAGCGGTGCTATTACTACACCTTTTGGTTTTGTTTACGCTACTACCGATGGCGTAGTGCTTTTAACGGAGGGGGCAAACCCACAGATTATTACCAGCGAAATCCTATCCCAAGACGACTGGCGACATCTCGCACCACACACAGCACGCTTTGCCTATTATAAAGGGGCGTTGTTCGTAGTAACGGAGAAAATCAGTTTTATTTTATGGCTGGATAGTCAGACCTATGCCGACACAAAACATAAAAAGATGACGACCATCTCCGATGAACCCATCGATATGACCGTTACTCGTCAGGGTGAATTGTTATTATTACAACAAGGCGGTAAAATACAACACTGGAACGCAGGTAGTCAGCTAAGACCTTATCGCTGGGTATCTGCTAACATCGACACAGGCTTTTTGTTTGACTTAACCCGTGTTCGTGCTAAGGTACTTAACGCCAGTGCAACGGTTCGGCTACTATCAGACCCAGCCGTAACCACAAGGCACTTCCCCACAGGCGATACGATTATTCCCTTTGGTCGGCACGGGCGAGTGCGACAATTTAATATCGAAGTAAAGGGTATTGGAGAAGTTAGCGAGCTTGTTGCAGGGGTGTGTGAGATTGATATGGGTACTAAGGAATAACCGATGAACTATGAAATTGTGCGTATGCCAACCAACCAAGACGAACTTCACCAGTTATTAGAAGAACTTTCACCCTTTATTGACGTGATGTATTCTAAAGCCGATGAAGCTGTTTTTGGTGAGATGAACTTTCTTTTGGACCACTGGTTGTTCTTGTGGGATAACGGAGCAGGTTATTTTTTAATTGGGCGTGAACACGGCGAGCTACAAAGTGTGGCTATGCTTACCCAATATACCGACTTGTGGTGTGGTCGCCCACGCATTGACATTCACCGCTTTGCCGTTGCAAACGAGGCACTGGCAAACGAGAAAACCTTATTAGCGATGGTCGATTACCTAATCTCGGTGGCAAGCCTGTTACAGTTTGAGCTACTGTTTTACACAACACGAGATGATAGTGGTAACGAAATCAAAGAATTAATCTGGAACAGTAAGGAAAACTAATGGCAGTTGGTGATATTGCAAAAGCCATAGGGGGTGATGGTGTTGTTTTGTGGAAGTCCATATCGAAATACATTTCCGTTGTTGATAAAGTTGGTAGTGTATTAGATGGGGATTTTGGCGACGGTGCTGGTGGCACTAACACCACCATCACCAAAACCGTACTTGGCAAAGTTAAAAATAAAGTGCTGGACCAAGCCAAAGCTAAGGTTGGTATCAGTACATCAGGTAGTAGCGGTGGTAGCGTTCCTGCCGATGACCCTAGCTGTAACTCAAAAGGGGTTACTAACGCAGGGATTATCCGTTCGGCACGCTGGAAAGCGGCGATTAGCGGTGCTATGCTGGCACTCAATACCGCCAATAGCCTTAAAATGGCGAAACTACAACGAGATATTAGTAAGTCGTATCAGAAACTGGCTGAGAAACAGCGTGGCTACTACAACGACCGCTACAAGCCTTTAGAAAAAGCTTTAACCGATGAAGCCTTAAAACTTAAAAAGTACGACCGTAACAAAGAAAAACTCATCACAGGTCAAATGCTTATCTCGGCTCGTGGGCTATCGGCTGGGAAGCTGGATAAGGCGGTGTCATGCACAGGGCGGTACTGCACAGGGCAACGAGCCGCCATCATCAACGACCAACTGCTAGAGCAAGCAACCATCGAGAGTATGACGGCTGGGCTTGCTCACCGCTACGTTGATAAAGACGAAATCGTGCATAACAACCTACGCTGGGAAAAGCGAGAGCAGGTGCTTAAAATCGGTCGTGATATTCCCACACAAGCGGTATCGTATGCGAGTATGGCGGCTGGTATCTTTGGTTCACTTGGTAAACAAGCAGGGCAAGCGGCTGAAGGGGCAATTGGTTTCTTAGCCTATGGACGAGCCGATACCGTCTACCCAGAACGCCGTGAGCCTATCACGTTAGGTATATATTACTTTAACCCTACGAAACTGGACTTACCTAAAGTGGATAAACCGAAAGTGTATGAGAAACCAAAAGAACCTGAAACAACCATTAAATTGAGTGGATAATATGACAGCAGTAGATATGACTTCCGTTGTTGGAAGTACAGTAGGGGGTGCAGGTGGTGGCGACAGTCCGACAGAAGCCATTGGTTCGGCGGCTGGAACTGCTATTGGTACGGCTCTTGGTGGTCCAATCGGCGGTATCGCTGGGAGCTTTATTGGGCGAACCATAGGCGGACTATTCGGTAAAAAGAAAAAGAAAGGTGGCGATAATCGGACAATTGTGTCCATCGCTGCCTTTCCGTGTCCGAAAGTAGATGATAAGGGGCTAAATCGTGCGTGGTTTTGGGCGGATAAGATTGCACAAGGTGTGGCGTTGTGGGCGTCTTATGAGACATATAAGGCGGCAAAGGAAGATTATAAAATTGCAAAGCGATACCATGAACTCGCCAAAGAGCAGTGGGACTTGCACGAACAACTCTACCACCCCTTAGAACAGCAGGAGCTTGATGAGATATGGGCGGAGAAACCTTATAAGCCAGACTATCCTACCGCCACAGCAGGTCATACACACACTATCGACAATGTATTTGCTGTGTCTGATAAGTATCGCAAGGCGATTAATAGCAAATACTGCGTATGCTCTGATGTGTCCATATCCACAAAAACGGATTTATTAAAAGCAACCGTTGCTGGGGATAGTGATAATTTCGCCAGACGGTATGCTGAGAAAATCGCTCAAGAGCGTAACGACATTCGCTGGGCGAGACGGATAGCGGCGGCGGCACGAGGACGTGGCTTATTATCTGAAAGTGCCAGTCATGCTCAGAGGGCTTCATCGGCAATATCAGCTTATGCTCAAGCGATGGGCGGATTAGCCAGCAGTGCAGCCCAGTTTAGTGGGTATATACAAAATCGCCGCCCAACCGAGTATAATAACCCCAGAGAACGCTTTAACAGCCGTGCTGAGGTCTTCGATGTAGACCGTTACACCGATGTGGCTGCCAAAACAAGAGCGATTGATTTTTATACAGAACGTACAGGTGGGATTTCATGGGGGCGTGGGTCAAATCCGACCATGCAGACAGGCATAGACCCCACATCGTATGTTGTCATCGGCGGTAGCCATCATTAGGAGAAAACTTATGTACATTCCAGATTTATTTGGAGCTTATGTTAAAGGGCGAGAACTCGCCATCGATAAGAACTGGCAAGACTTAAAAAACTTTGAGAATATCGAGGCGGCTCGTAACCAGAACGACTTGACCGCTATGGATATATGGGAACGCCGTCAGCAAATGCCTGGTAAGATGAGTATGTTTTACGATAACGTAAACAACTCAGCACGAGCTAACGGGATTGCCGAAGCAGGATACCGTGGTATGCTAGCCAAAGCCAATATGGGTTCAGACCACGCTGTTAATCAGTACGGTATCTATAAAGCGTATGAGACCCCACTGATACAAGCGATGGGTGATAGGTTCATCGCTGCGATTGGTGAGCAATCCAACGCTGCTCAAGCCCAACTTGGTAAAAACGCCTACTTAGCCCCACACGCCTATCAGATTGGGCAAGACCAGGGATACATCGGTCATCAGCAAGTAAACGCCAATAAAGTACTCGCCGAATACGCACCAACGGCGGCTCAGCAAAGCGTAAACCTTAGTCAGCAGAGTTATGGTAACAATTACAATGCTGGCACGTTGCAGGGTATGACAATAGATACCGCCATTAAACACCACCCGTTACAGGCGGCGAACGAGTATGATTTACTACAACGAGTTATCCCAGCACGTCAGCGAGACGAACAGCGTATCGCCCAGCAGATGAGCAGTTCAACCCAGCTCACGCCACAACAGATTGGTGATATGTACGCCTTAGCGTTAGGCGACCCAGCAGCACGAGGGGTATATCTACTTGAGCAAGCTAAGATGATACCACAAGGCTCATTCGCAGCACGCTATGGTTCGCAGTTAGCTGGTACTCAAGCGTTAATGCCGACACCTGAGCAAGCACAAGCTCAAGCTCAAGCCTCACTAATGCCCCCACAAGGCTTTATCATGACCCCAGCAGAGGCAGTACGCCGAGCTAAATCACAACAACCAGCACGCCAGCCAGCGAACATCTGGAGTACCTATCAGCAAGCCGCTAACTACACAGGACCATAGGAGTAAGTAATGTCTGAACAACAAAACATGGCGATGGTATTGCAAGCCCTTAAAAATGCAGGGCTTAGCGATAATCAGGCTCGGATTTTAGGTGCTGAGATTGGACGTGAGAACGCCTATAAAGACCAGTATTTATGGGGCTATCACTCCGACCCTAAAAACGGAGCAGTTAATATCGGCATTATCTCTTGGCAAGGGGCAAGGGGCAAGGGTGTTGAACGCAGTCTGCGTAACGCAGGGCTTATTCAGAACGGTAAGATTATTAAAGGGCAAGCCAGCCTTGATGTGATGGCTAAATACTTAGTGAATGAAATCCGTTCAAACCCAGACTACGCCCAAACCAAACGTCAGTTTCTGGATAACCCCAACGTGGATTATCATACAGGCACTAAAGTATTAGGGACAAACTTTATCCGTTGGCGGTATAACGACCCTAAATACGCTAGCGGTCATCGAAACCGAGATAAGTTCTATCAAAAGCTGGGTGGTGTTACCCCAACAGCAGGGGCAAGTATGAGTGCCGACACCACATCGACACAGCCTCAGACCGACCCTATACTTAGCCAACAATCGGCTCAACCCCAGTTCCAGCTTTCTGCGTTTCAGCCCCCACAAATACAACCAGTGGACTTGTTTGGTGGCGTAGGCTCGCCCCTGATGGGTCTGAACACCGACTTGTTTGCCGTCTTGCAAGCTGGTAATCCACTTATGCCGACAGGCTATATGTAGGGGGTGATATGAGCGTTTTATTTTTTGGCGATAGTATCGCACATGGGTATCGAACCACTAACAAAGCAACAGGCGTAACGAAAGTAGGGGCAAACCCTACGCAGGTACTTTCACAAATTACAACCTACCTAAAGACCAATCCATCGCTAGCTGGAAAGACAGTGTATCTATCCAGTGGCTATAGTAACGGTGCAGACCCAGCGAACTTAGCCACGATTAAAAAACAAATTAACACCCTAAAGACGGCTGGGGCGGACGTGGTATTACTTGGGGTATCGAACACCTTTAAAGGTAGCAGTGGTATGGGAAGTAAAATGAACAACCACTTAAATACGCTGGCTGGGGAAACTGGGGCTAAGTTTGTTGGGGGCTTTACGGCTGGTAAGGATAACGTACACCCCAAGAGTTACGCAAACCTTGCGATTGAACCAAGCCAACCTACTCAGTCAAGCCAACCACAAACCCCCTCAACGGTCGCACCCACACAAGAACCATCTACGCAAGCACCACAAGCCTCTCAAGAGCCATTAATGCAAGTCCCACAGGTGCAGCCGTTCCAACCCCCACAAATAAAACCAGTGGACTTGTTTGGTGGGACGGCTAGCACACCATTTGGGTTAAACCTTGACTTATTCACAACACTTCCACCCGTTGTAGGGGGTAGTGCCTATAACGAACTGATATTACCAACCACACTTTTTTAGGGGGTTATTATGTATGGTATAAAAGATTATGTCGCACCTGTTGCTGGTAAGTTTCGTGTTACCAGTGGCGAGGGTAATCGCAAAGCAAAGCGGACTATAACTGGAGCGATGATGTCATCGTTCCATCACGGGGTGGATATTGCTGGGGCGACACCAGGAAGTAAGCCCGATATTAGAAACATTACATCGGGTAAGGTGGTTTGGACTGGTAAAGCAGGTGGTTGGGGCAATGCCGTCATCGTCCAGAACCCAGACGGCTACACCGTGCAGTATGGACACTTAGACAGTATCGCCGTTAAGGTGGGCGACCAAGTTCCTGCTGGGGGTAAGATTGGGGTCATGGGTGCGACTGGTAACGTAACAGGTGTACACCTTGATATGATTGTTACCAAAAACGGTCAGTCTATTAAGCGAGATGGTACGCCCCTTGCTCCAGCCCCAGCCAGTATCGCTAAACGTGCAGGGGGTAAAATCCCAGCCAGTACAACCGCCACAACCGCGACAACCAGTCAGCCGACACAGTCCCAGACAACCGCCCCTGTGATGGTTGGCGATAAACCACAAATGCAGTCGGTCGAACCTTTCACACCAGCAGCCGCTACAACTACAGACAGTTTGTTTGGTGGTCAGCCAATTAACTTATTGCAAGGGTCGGTAGGACTTGCCGTGCCACAAACCAGCCGTGAGAACCAACTGTTTGGTGGTATCGCAGGTATGAACCTAGACGGTGGGTTAGAGCCGATTTATGCGGAGGCGGCACGAGCGATTGGGGCGGTCAGTGATAGTATTTCTAGCCAACCCATGATACAATCAAACAATCCTTTACGTTCAGAACTAAGAACAATTTTTGACCGTTTGGAAGTATAAAACCTACTATTTGATTATCATAATTTACTGACTGGAAATCTTATGGCGAGTAAACCAATAAATCCACAACCATTACAAATGCCGACACTGAGCCAGTTACCTGACCCTATGAAAGACCTGATGGGGGGTACTGGCTTTTCTAATCCTACATCGATGATGATGGCACGTCCACAAGAGATAAACGACTTGTTTGCACCTAAACCGTTATCTATACCACTGATTAAACCATCACCAGAAGCAGCTAAAGCATTACAGACGGCTCAGAACCAAATTAAGGAGCAGTCGGACGAATACGCACGCCTACAAGAACAACAGCTTAGATATGCTGAGCAGCAACGCCGTGAGGCTGAGCAGCAGTCGCAAGAGTATCTAAAGATGGCGGCTCAACTGAAAAAGCAGCGAGAAAAAGCCCTTGAAGAAAAAGCAGAAAGTCAAGGCGGTAAGCTAGGTGCAGCAGAAGACGGTTCGTTTATTCTGGATAAGTACGCCCACTCGCTGATTACCAGTGATAACTGGTTAAATACCGTATCGGATTTAAAGCTCACCGACCAGATGAACAACTGGCTAATCGAGGCTGAGAAAGACCTACGCACCAAAGGGGTAGCTGATGACGTTATTAAAGCCGAGCTTGAGAACGCTCGTAGTATCATCACCGCCAATATCCGTAAACATACAGCAGATATGCGGTCGGATAAAACCGATTTAGCCGATGTGGGCTTATCGGTGGTGAAAGGGCTAGCCCCCCTGTCGAACTTAGCAGGGGCGGTGGCTGGCTATCTTGGCTTTGATAGTGCAGCAGGGACACTACACCAGTTCGGTACAGACCTATCCAACGCCATGAGTGAGGGACAGTCTAAAACCATGCAGTTAGATAGAGCCAACAACGACTATCTAAATGAGAAACAAGCCGCCTTAAATCCCAATCGTGGGTGGTTTGAGCGTGCAGGTGATACCCTAGCAAATATTCACAAAAGCGGCAATAAGTTTTCTACCGCCGTTGATTTAGTAGGGATAGCCTTACCAGCACTGGTTACAGGCGGTGTTGCCACAGGAGCTTCACAAGTCGGTGGTCGTGCGGCGGTATCCTTTGCTGGGCGGTTTGCACAGGGGGGTGTCATTAATCGCAGTCTGACCTTTGCAGGCAACCAAATATCCAAACACGGTGCAGCCACTGCGACCGTACTTGCCTATGGTGGCGGAGACGCTGCTCAGTCTGCTTATGATGGCGTGATGAACAGCAGCTATGACAACCTAAAAGCAGGTTATATCCGTGCCTATGGTGAGCAAGACTGGGACGCCTTAGTAAAATCTCATAACGGCGATAAGTCAGCTATCAAGCAGGAGGTTGCCAATAATGCCGCCCAAAAAGCCGTTGCAGCGTTTGTGCCAATGGCGATACTGTCAGCCCCACTAGGGCTTGAGAGTATGGTGGCTCGCACGGTCGCGGGTAAGTCAAACGCCGTTGCTGGTAGTAAATTACTATCCATCGGTGCGGCTGGTATTTCTGAAGGGTTGGAAGAGGGCTTTACAACCTTTGCAGGTAACTACGGACAGCATGGAGGTGGTACGCTTGGTGCAGATACCAGTTTAACTGGCGTAGCCTTAGACACAGGCGTGCCAGAAGCAGCCGCCATCGGTGCGATTGCTGGGGTTGGTCTATCAGCACCCATAACACTGGTTGATACTACCAACCGCCCACAGCGTGAGAACTACTCGGTGCGTAACGTTGATATAAACGACTACGTTCGTGATGGTAATCTAAACCAAGATTTATTCGAACGTGAGGTGTTACAATCGTTCTACGCTGAGAAACGCTCGGCACTTGAGCAGGGTATGAGCGAACCTCAAGCCAACGCTTACTTACAGCTACTGTACAACCAGTATATCGACAATGCCGACACATGGGAAGCTATGCAACCTGCGGCACAAAAAACATTTACGAAAAAACTCGCTACTGAGTTTGACATCTCAAGTAACCGCTACGCCGCCTATAAAGATACGCCAGTCGCTACGGCGTATGCCAGTGGCGATATTGAGCAAGTAAAAGCCACAGGCGATGAACACGCTCTTAATGCGTTTCGTATGGCTCACGGCGTGGAAACCGACCTTGTGCCGACCGATGGGCGGACGTATTATCAAGCCCTAGCCAACGTCATGAACTACTTGCAGTCGGCGGATAAAAACGTTACTACAAAAGAACGCCACGCTCAGTATGTGCATTACACCAACGATGAAACGTCTACCTTTAAACCCTTTAAAGACCAACTATCTCGTGAAGACCTATCCTCACTCGACCAATACGTTATGACGGTGCTAGACGCAGGACAACGCCGACTAACCGATACCCAACAACAGCAAGCTAATTTAGGTACACCTAATGACACTAATCAGCAAACAGTTCAAAGTCAGCCCACAGGACAAAGCTCGACTACGCCGACTGATGGAACAGTCGCAAGCCAAAGCCCTACAACTGGCGGACAAACCGACCAAACCAACTCTACGCAAGTGGGAACAGATAGCCCCACAGGAACAGGAACTAATCCTACTCAAAGCGGTGGAGATGGTGCTACACAGCAAGGACTTATCACCCCAACTCAAGCAAACCCTACCACAGAGCGTAGTGCAGAACCTGTCGGCAACCCTAACCGAGCAGAACAAACATCGCAAACTGGGGACACGCTCGCTACCCCAGCGACTACAAATGCTGGTGGACAGACTGCGAGCGAGGGGAATACTGGACAAACCGACCAAAGCCGAGAACCCACTAGACCGACTGACACCCCAGCAACAGAAATACCAGCTAGCGACCGAAGCACTGGAGTTACGCAGACAGAACGCCGTACAGATGGTGGAAGCGACCAAATTATTACCAAAGCGAGTATAGAAAAGAACCTGTTTAAGACAGGGGCTAATCCATCTCGTGCCGATGTTGAGCTTGTGGTTGATGGGCTTAGAGGAGTAACCAAACGTCCACTAACCTATGCAGAATTACAACCACTGGCTACCCCAACCGATACCGAGCTAGCCGATTACTACGATGTAGCGTTAGGGCTGATGAAACTCTCACAAGCACAGTTTAATCAACGAGTAGCTGGCGGTATCTACGGTTATAAGTCGATGAAAAGCGGACACGGACTTAACACACGCAAGACATACGAAACGCTGATTAAATCTTACGCACAATTATTATACGACCGTCAGATGACTAAACGCCGTGCTGAGAAAGCTGAGCAGCGTCAAGCATTAAATGCCGAGAAAGCGGAGCAACGTGCCATCGAACAAGCACGAGTGCAACAAGAACGAGCCGAATTAAAAGCGGTCAATGAACGTATCCGTGCCGAGAAACGTTCACGACTAGAAGCTCAGAAACAGCAAAAGAAAATTGACGACCTAGACGTTACTTACAACAAAGCCCAGCAAGAATTATTTAAGCGAGAAAAAGAACGCCAAGAACGCACTCAGCAGTATCAGGCGTTAGAAACTACTCAACAAGAACTAACTCAGCAACTGGCACAAGCTAAAGAAACCAGCAAGTCGGCTAAAGAACAGGTTGCTAAATACACCAGACAGCTAAAGCAGACTAATACGGCAATTGACAAAGCATACAAAGCGTGGCATACGGAACTGAAAAAAGAGGCTCGTGCCGAGCTTAAAGCCCAATGGCAAACTGAGAAAAAGGCGTTAGCCACCATTAAAGACAGTCTAACAAAAGCCACAAGAGAGCAAGCCCTTGCTGATAAAGAGGTTGCAAACTTAACCAAACAGCTTGGGGGGCTAACGCTGAAACTTAAAAAGGCGAAGCAGCAGGTTACGTCCGCCGAACGTGCAGCCAGTCAATCACGCTCCGCCACAGACGTACTGGCGGCGAAACTAAATGCTTTGCGTGGGGTTGATACCGAGAATACCTTACCAATCGACAGTGCCGAGACCCCTGCGACTACCGACAACTTACCAGCAGTCATCGCACCCACTCAGCGTAACCGTAGGCTACGCCTAGATACCACCAGCACAAGTCGTCCTACCATTCTTATGGGTATGACTTCAACAGGATTGCCACCGATTGAGCTTGGGTTTACGTCTAGTTTAGGTTTGGATAGCGACCAGCACGTTTTGGAGGTGCAGCGAGACTTATTGTCGGACATTCCAGCTACCGCCGACATCGTTAGTATCGTTAGAGAGCTTGCAGAAATTATCGGCGTGCCGTATGATGTTATGCTAGATACGCTTATTTCGAACGGTGATAATTTATCACAATCCGAATATGATGGACTTACCAGCCTATTAGAAACCATTTTAGTCGATTTACACGAGCAAACCAATGAACAACCAGACACTCAAACAACAGTTACAGACGGCACAGAAACTGTTAGCCAAACTCAACGCACCGAACCACCAGCAACACAGCAAACTCAAGGCGACACTCAAGCAGCTACGAGCGAACCACAAGTAACTACCAGCCAACAGGAGCAAACCAATGAACCGAAACAGCATTTGGAAAACAGCCCACAGACTACCACAGGACGAACCACCGATGGTCGAGAAAAAGCTATCGTGGGGGACAGTACGCAGACCGATGGACAACAGCGAGCGGTTTCGCCATCGAGTGAGCCATCTGTCAGCGAAGAGCCGTCAGGAGATGGGACTACCACCAACGAAACGACCAACCAACTGGGAGTAACCACAAAGGGTGAGCCGTCCAACCAGCCAGTCGCCGATGAGATAACCCAAGCAGTTGAACTGGAGGATTTGCTGGACGAATATCAGCTTATCGATGATTATCATCGTAGCTTGCCAGAAGCCGAGCAGGAAAGTACAACCGAAGACTTTATTGCCAAACTAAGCTACGCCCTAGCTTTAGAACAGTCGCAAGCATGGCAACAAGCCGAACAAACCGCTCAAGATGAACTCGCCGACCAACAAGCTCAAGGGGTAAATAATAATGCCTTTGGACAGTCTGGGTCAACCGACTTAGACTTTTTACTGGCGTTACCTAAAGCTGTCTATCAAGCGGTTAAAACCATTTGGAACGCTATTAAGAAAAACGTTGCTGCGGTATCGATGGCACTTGCCATCACCACAGGCACAACGTTTACCCTTCCAACCGAAGCGGTTGCCAGCACCCCTATTGAAACGGCTGTGGTGCAGAATATCGTTAAGCAGAACGACAACAACGGCAAGTCCTTTCTTGTCGCCAACAAGCAGTCTGGTACGCTTACTTTATACACCCCACAAGGACAACAACTCACCTCAACACCAGCGTTATTTGGTAAAGCCATTGGTGATAGTATCACAACGAAAAATACCACACCGAGCGGACGTTATGACTTGCAGTATGTTGATGGTAAACGTATCGATGGTAAGGGCTATGGCGGTTCTGCTCAAGCCTTATCGGTTAATGGTAAGCTACAAAAAAACAACGCAGGGAACATCGCTATCCACCGTGTACTACCGATAGAAAATCGTCAAGCTCGGTTAGATAGTAAGGATTTAAAAGACAATCGCATTTCTCATGGTTGTATCAACGTGCCGTCATCGTTTTATGATGCTCATTTAAATCATAAGCAAGACACGGTGATTTACGTACTACCAGAAACCGATACGGCTCGAACAGGTATATTTACCACGCCAGTGGAAACTAAAGCGGAAACTACGACAGATACCCCAGCCGCCAACGTATCTAAAGAGATGGACAACGCTAACAAGCAGTCCGTTGAAGTTACCTCAGAACAGCTAACACAAGCCGTCCCATACGCTCAAATCCAGACACAACCTGTGGCGAGTGCTACCCCAGCGACCATTGCAGGGACAACGCCGAGCGGACAAGTCGCCATTACAACACCCAGTGTTGTGGGCGGTGTTTCCATTACTGAAGTTAATGTGCCGACAAAGTTTGCCACCCCAGCCGAGCTACAAGCTAATGGAGTGTTTGACACAGCACCAATAGCCAGCAGTGTACGCACTAGCGATGGCTTATCGGTTTATGACGTAGTGATTGGTCTACTTGGGGCTTTAGGTGCAGGGGCGGCGGTGCGTGGAAACCATAAGAAAAAACTTACCAGTAAGCAACAAGCAGGTGAAGCTGTGCCAGAACCTACGGTATCGAGCTTATCGACCGACCAGCAAACTGCTCAACGTACTGTAGATACATACCACAACCAACCAGCTACGCAGAACGACCGCCAGCATAATACGCCCCATGTAGAAACTCGTGTGCAAGCCCCTGTACAGAACACACCACTGGCTAGTGCCATCAGCCGTCAGATGTGGATAAATTATTTAAACACTCAGTCGCACACCACCCAGTTTGAGAGTGGTGGTCAGGTAGCTTACCTAAACGACTTAACCAGCAATCTGGATTTACTGGCTAGTGTCTATGATATGGCGATGTCAGACCCTACTTACGAGCAGATTAATAACGGCACACTGGCTGATGGACGAGGGTGGAAATTTACAGGCATAACGGACGGTGAGCGTGGTGGGGTTTCTGCTATGGTTATGAACATCTTTGCAGGGGCAACACAAGCGTTTGATAATCTAATGCACGCAAACGGTATCGCTCGTGGAGGGCATGAGGCGGACAGTTCGCTACCGTCTATCCACCTAGCCCAAGTACGGTCTAAATCCAGTGGGGCGTATGCACAGATTTACAAACTATTTATCAAGCCCTTGTTTAAACGGATAGATAATCTAGCGGTTGAACTGCGAACCAGCACCACCAAATTGGAGCATGACATTGGGCGTGTTGCCACCTTACGCCACATACTCAACGAGGGGGCAACGGCACTATGGCGGTCTAAAGCTCGCTTGATTGCAGAACGTCAAGCCCAGCTATCTGCTGTACAAGCTGAGTTAGCCAACACCGAGCAGGACAAAGGCTACAGTCGCAAATTAGTAGCGGCGGAAGAACAGCTAACTCAAGAAGTCAGCCGCTTGCGGTCCGAACTGGATAAATCTCGTGCGATGTACTATGGGCGTGAAGTTTGGGACGGCACAACGAAACTACCAGGCGGTTATACAAAAGCTCAAGCAGAAACCCAACTTGCTGAGATTAAAGCTAAATACGCCGATAACTTTACTAAAGTAGAAACCCTAGCAAAAGAAACCGCTAAAACCACCTTAAATATCCGTCAGTTTGCAACGGCTGGGGGTGTGTTTGATAATGCCGACTTAGCGGTATTTCGTGAGACAGGATTTAAAGAATACGTCCCACTTTATAAGGAACAGACCGACCCACGCCTACTTGATGAAACCGATAACATCACCCAGACCTCAGTCATGGATAGAACCTTAGCCGATATTCCAACGCAGCAAGCTAAGTCGCTGGGGCTAACTAAAGACTTATCACGCTACGCCCGTGAGGGGGCAACTGAACCTGCTGCTGACGCCATTACCAACTTAAAAATCTTTTCGGTTAATATGGCTGGTCGTATCGGACAGCAGCAGTGGTTACAAACCGTCCAACAGCTTTATGAGGGTACGGTCGGTAAAACCTATACAGAAACCACCGAACTATCACAGGAAACCTTAACCAAGTTAAACGAAAGTGCCGATAGTGGCAAATTGCAAGGGCTAATCCGTGTACGTCCTGGTATGGAAGACTTCCTACCACGCAACCTGCGTAGTGCGATTAAGCTCGGTGATGTTAAACCCATCATCGCCAAAGGCTTTAATCAACATGGGGAACTGGTAACGTATCACTACTACTTTACCGAACCGACTATCCAGAACGAAGTGTATCGAGCAACCGACTTAGTGGATAACTTAACCAATAAGGCACTTAGAAACGTATCAGCAGTAACACGAACGGCGGCACGTTTTATGACCGTCTTTAAGCCTGTTTGGGTTGCCTATAACTTTGTGCGTGATAGTTTCGAGCGTATCAGTATCATGCTTATGCGACCTGTAAAAGACCGTAACGGCAATCTGGTAAACCGATGGGATTTATCGAAAGCCTTTTTAAAACACCTTGCTCAGATTTCGTCCAGCCTATCCTTACAACGTGAGATTTACCAGTATCTTGTACAGGGTGAAGTCAAAACCCCCTTACAGCATATCCTTCACCAAGCGGTAGGGTCTGGGGCGATTAACCTAACCACCTCACAGACTGAAAAACACTCGGTCATTGCCGACCTTAAAAAGTCCAACGTTGAAGTCTTAGCAGGGTCAATTACTAAGCTGCTAGGCGATGGCATGAACCGTTTAGGGGTTGGTAAATTAAAACAACTTGCCGAGCAAAAGCTCGATACTTATGTGCTGCGTATTACTGAAGTGCCACAGGTTACTACCGCCTTAGCTAGCTATCTTGCCTATAAAGACGTAGGTGTAAACCAGACCGAAACCGCCAACCGTGTGCGAGATGCCTACGACCCCCTACGCAGTAACAATAAATACATAACAAACACATCAACACTCTATCCGTTTGTTCGTTCCGCTTTGTCAGGGAATTATAACTTAATCCGTTCCTTGACCGAATACTGGGGCGTAGGCGAGCGTGGCTTTACCACACTGTACGCACTAGGGGCAACGTTTGGGACGATGGCACTCTTGGCAGCGATGAGTGGGCTTATGGGCGATGATGAGAACGGTGTGCCAAAAATAGCTCGCTTACCGACTTCAACGCTGATGTCTGGTATCCCCGTGCCTATCGGCGATGAGGGTGTATGGACAGCCCCTGTCGGGTTCGGCATGAACAAACTCTTTTTAGGGGTTGGAGCAAACTTATTTAGACAGTGGAACGGCTGGCAAACGGGTACAGAAACACTCCAGAACCTACTGGGGGTTGTGATGGATAACACATCACCAATACAAATGGCGTCCAGTAAAGCCTACGATACCAACCCCATCGCTGCCGCCAGCTTATCGCTTGTGCCAACGGTGCTTGTGCCACTAGCCGAGCTTGGGTTTAATGTAAACTCGTATCACGGTAGTAAGATTATTAACCGTGAAACCCCTAAAGACCAGTACGACCACTTGCAGGATAATTTTAATACGCCCAACGACTATAAAAAGATGGTTACATGGCTGTTTAATAATTCTGGCGGTGCGATTGATATGCGACCCGAAACCCTTAAATATTTGTTTGATGGGTATGGTAATATGACAGGTCCGCTATCGGCAATACCCAAAGCGGTCTTACAAGATAAGGACGAAAAAACACTCGGTAACGCCAAAGCCAAAGGTGAGTATTTTAACCCACTGATGGTTGCCATCGGTGCGGATATGTCTATCCAACCCAACGCCTTAGACGTTACTACCCACGCTTACGCCATGCAGGACTTACGCTATAGACTCCATAGACAGTATGGGGTTGGAGCAACCCACTCCAAAGACGATTATGACGAAACCGCTTCCATCGGCAAGCGTGGTGGTAAGCACAATCTAAAAGCGTGGGAACTGACTAAGCTCAAGCTAGAACAAAAGAACGCCCCACAAGAAGTTACCGACTACATCATCAACGGTATGCAGTATGATAAGGAACGCAAATTGCTAGATAAAGCGTTTAAAGAACTGGCAACGGACTACTATCAAGCCAAAGTCGATGGCACAGCGACCGATGATATGTACAGAGCGGTACAATCTGCGTGGGATAAACTGGATAACCTTACCAATCAGTATGTCAAGGAGAATAACCGTGCCTACTACCAACTGCTACAACAAACGCCTTAGTCGTTGCCACACACCACTGATTGAAATCTGCGATAGTGTCAGTCAGATTAAATTGGACTTGGGGTCATGCGACCCCTGTGCCACACAAGTCACCGCCCTACTTTTACGCAAAGCAGGGTGCGTGGAATACGAAACCGTCTGCGAAGAAGTCCCAAGCGAGGTGTGCTGTGGGGTTGTCGATAACCGACCTCATTCTCGTATCGTTAAGCGAACGGTTGCCAAACCCAAACCATCGGTAAGCTACCCACTCCATGAAATCGACCCACAAGGGCTAAGCGTGTTTGTACTTGATGACAAACTAAAGACACTGGGGTATGGTCGTTATCAGGCAGTGCTTATGCTTGATGGCTGTGAGACGGATATTGTGTTCGATGTGGATTACGTCTGTGGCTATGCGAGCTTAGGGGCGATTACCTTAAGTCATTTACAACCGAACTTAGGAGCGTGCTGATGTACATACCACTAGCAGGGTTTGTTACAAGACTGACAAAATCTGTCAGTCCTATGACAAATTATTTACCCATACCACAAGCGAGCTATCAGATTTTACTGGATAATTTAGCCGATGGTGATTATTCCTATCTGATGTTTCGTGAGGGTAATACGATAGAAATTGTGAAAATTACCAATACTTGTGGTAAAATAGTGCTTGTGCGTGGTGCTGAGAAGACCCACGCAAGAGCTTTTCGTTGCGGTGTGGGGGTCGCTTTCGTTTTAACGGCACAGGGTGTTAAAGACACCGTATGTCAAATGCAGGAGTGCTAACGGTTTCTAACTGCTAGCCTTTTTTATACCCACTAAAGGAGTAATTATCCATGAGTGAGCCTAAAACTAACTCTATGCTGTATGAACCGTATGCAGGGTTTATTTCCAACCTAACGGATAAACTGGTTGATGTCGATACCGACTTACCTATCCACGAGCAACATCTTGCTATGCTACGACAACGCATTAGCAACGGCAAATATACCTACCTAAAACTACTTGATGGCACGAATGTTGAATACATTAAGGTATCTAATCTTAGTGGGGCGTTGGTGGTTGAGCGTGGACTTGAGCTTACCGAACCTAAAACGTTTCCTGTCGGAACTTGTATCAAATGGGAGCTAACCCCTACAGCAATTCGCGATATTATCTGTCAGATGGAGTGCTGTGGGTGAGTGATTTAAAATCGTTGGAAGAGAAAATCAACCATGTAGATAAGACGGTTGCCAGTATTGCCGCCACCATACAGCATATGGCGGAGAAACTAGCCGAAACCGTCCAACATAACGGCACTGCGTTAAATAATCATGACAGCCGTATCACAGGTCTTGAGCGGTCGGTTCATATCTATGATGGTTCTGTAAAGACCCTAAACCGCCTTATCTCACTGGGGGGTGTCTTTGTCATATCTGGCGTTATCTGGTTATTCTCCCAGATGAACGACTATAAAAAGGATTACGCCCTTATGCAGCACAACCAGCAGCAGCTAGCCAAAGAACTGGATATGTTACGTCATGACTTGGAGCAATTAAAACATGAAAGAACTAATAAACCTAGTAACGAGAACGAGTACAATTAGATTTATACTCGTCTTGGGAATGTTATCACTAACCGCCGCGTTTGTTCTGGGGTTGTTTTTTTTCCCTTATCCACAGGAAAACCGCGAACCCATTAATATGGCACTGGTGGGCGTCCTAAATTGGACGAGTATGATTGTAGCAACGTATTATAACAAACCAACCCCTAATAATAGTGAGATGACTTATGGAACGTATGAACCCACATCAACTAGCCCAGAGCTTGCAGAACCTTACCGACCAGATGAACCAGCTACTAAAGCAGTATAAGGAAACAGACGACATCGAACTGCTTTATCAAGCAAATGAACTAAGACGTAAATACGCTCAACTTGATGTTGATGGGAGCAAATCATGAGTAGTTATATCAGACAAATCCAAACTGAGTTAAAAAACGCAGGATTTTACACAGGCTTAATCGATGGTATCGCAGGGCGACAAACGGTTGAAGCCGTTAAACGTGCCAGTGCTGCTGGAAAAAGTAATGCCGATGAAGTAACCGCCGTAGTCGAACAGTTTAACTCACACCCAGAAAACGTAGGCACAGCCCCTGCGACAACCGATACTAAAGCTGGTGGATTTACCCTAAGCGAGCGTAGTGTTAAAAACCTACAAGGTGTAAACCCATCACTGGTAAACGTGGTTAAACGTGCGATTGAGCTTAGCTCGGTTGATTTTGCCGTCATCGAAGGTGTGCGTACAAAAGCACGTCAAGCCGAACTGGTTAAAAAGGGTGCAAGTAAGACGATGAACAGTCGGCACATTACAGGTCATGCGGTGGATATTGCACCTGTCATCGGTGGTAAGATTAGCTGGGATTTTAGCCACTACTATCCGCTCGCTAAAGCGATGGCAACGGCGGCAACAGAACTCAATGTGCGAGTTAGGTGGGGTGGTGCATGGTCGGTCATCACAGGTCGTAGTGGCACACCCCAAGAGTGGGTTAAAACCTATCGCTCAGGTGGTGGGCGTTTCTTAGATGGTTCACATTTTGAACTACCTGCTTAATTAAGTCCAACAAAAAGCCCTATTATCAAAATAGGGCTTTAAATTTTGGTAAAAAGTAGAAAATTTTGCTAGGGTTATTACTTAGTTTTGTTCAGATTATTGCGAATACGCTCGCTAAATCGCACACGAGGTACATAACGCTCTGACACAGGCACGCTCTCACCTGTGGCTGGGTTGCGACCATCGTAGGGTTTACGCTTGGTTACTTTAAATACACCCAGTTCAGCAACACGCACGGTATGACCTTGTTCAATCTCAGAAACCAGTTCATGAATAAACTGGTTGATAACTTCAGTAATACCCGCTTTCGATAGTGATGTGTTTTCGTACACTTGATTAATCAAATCGGCTTTTGTTTTCTTAACGGTCATTAATCGTCTCCAACATCAGTTAGCTCAGGTGGTAAATTAACAATCACACAATCAATCCTACCACCCCCACGATGGACTGTGTATCGACCTAGCTCACGCTTAGTGCGTTGGCTTACTATAACATATTTTTGCTCAAGTAGTTGCATAAATTGAGCATACGCCACCCCTGCTTTCTTGCACCACTCACGGATAGCAGGTATGCTAATAATGCAGTTACCAGTATCTTGCTCAACACGCATGGTGATTTCTCGCCCGTGTGCTGGCGATTGCACCACATAATTAATGTCGTTTAATGCCCCACGAGCGATGTCATCGTGCATACCATCAGGACGTTTTGCGTGTGTAACCACAATACGGTGTGGGATATTTGAGTTGATAAACTGCGGTATCATGGTCTCTGGTGTCCATTTGTATTTATCCAAATCACGTCTTGAGTTACGAACCTGCTTAACTAAATAGGCAAATAGTTTGGCAACGTTATAATCAACCAGCCCTAACTTTTTAGCAATCATAACACCGACAATCATGCGAGTACACATAAACGTCCAAAAGCGATGAGTGCTGTTTAGTCCAGCGTGCTTTTTAAATAGTTTCTCAACGTTATAAATCATGTCAGTAACTTCCGCTTTGTGAGCCGTTACATAACGTAAGTACACGTCTCCTGCTACGCCGTAGTTATTAAGTAGCTGGCGTGCCAATCGCTCGTTATTCTCAAGCTCGGCAGGGGTGCAAATCTTATTAATATTAACGGCTCGTACTTCCAGCACTCGGCTCATCTGAGCAGTAGGGTCGTTGCCCTGCTGACTAAGTGCGGATAGAATACTGTCGTTGGCACTCATCACAGGAATACACGACCAATAAGTCGTATTAACCAGCATATCCTCGCCACCACTACCCATCTTATCATGTCCACGCCCCTGCGTGATGGTGTAGGCAAGCTCGCTCGCCTCTCTTGGGTGCATTTCAGTCATCTCGTCAAAGCTGGCAGCGATGTTAGAATACACCCCCAGCTTATACAGACGTGATTTCGGTGTGTCCATCTTATTAAACACCATACGCTCAGGGTTGCCAAACACACTGGTGGCAACCATAAGTGCGGTGGATTTACCCACACCTGCTTCCCCTGTTAAAAACACTAAGGCGGCACGTTCAAGTGAGCCTAAAGGGGCGATGGGGCTTGCAAAGGCTGTGGCTACGGCGGTTTGAAAACACTCCAAGCCGTCTTTATTGTAGATGTTAGCAATCTCTTTCCAAGTATCAAGGTCGCCTGTGGCAACGGTCTCTTGGCTGTAACGCTTGGCTTTACCTGCAACGGCAATCTCAACAACCTTGCCATCGGTTTTGTATAATTTATTACCACATAAAAATGCGTTCTGTTCATCGTTCCAGCCCAGACGGTCGGTGGTTTTGACTTCGCCGATGGTGTGTGCTGTTTCTTTTAGTAAATCAATCAGTAATCCTGCCATCAGTTTACGCTCCTTTTCGTTTAATAAAAAGCCGTAGTCCCCCAGTGTGGCATTTAACGTTTGCCCCATTAAGGTACTACCTGCTATCTGAATGTCGTCATGTCCATACGCATTATGCTTGCGAAAGATATAACTAATGCACGTCTCGCCCTTAGCTGTAACCCCACGCACTTTCTGAATGGGATAGACAGGGTATGGGTAAATATTCGTCCACGCCCATTCACCATCAAGGGTCTTTGTTCTCGCCCAACAACCGCCAGAATTAACCTTGCTGTTTTTCGTCTCAATCGGTTCAAATGTAATGCTGTTACTTGCAGACGGTTCAATCGGTGGTAACTCAAGCGGCGGTACTGCAAGTCCCTCTTGTGTCGGTAAAGGCGGTAGCTCTAACGTTGGTAGCTTAGGTAACTCCAGTGCTGGTGTGGCTGGTAAGGGTGGTAGCTCTAGGGTCGGTAACTTAGGTAGCTCCAGTGCTGGTGCAGGGGTTTCGTCCACTTGCACCACAGGTATCTTTGGGCGAACAGGCGCACTGATGGGTGATTTAATCATGCCGTTGTTAGGACACCTTGCACATACTTCGGGGCGTTCGGCTCTAAAGTATTCACAAGTAAATGGGGCGATGTCGTTATCGGTTAGATAATCGAGTTTGCGGTCGGTATCGTCTTTATTATATCGACTGTCGATGGCGGACACTTTATGAGCAACGTAACGTCCATGCTCGCAGTGGCGTAGCGTTCCTAACATACCACGCCATAAAGGCTCGGACACACCCTTTTGCAGTCGTAGCTGTTCACACCCTGCCAGCACATCGATAGCAGGACGGGTTGGGTAGTCTGCCTTGATGGGTTGGAAATAGTTATGGGTAATCTGAGCAATCGTAGCTGGTAAGACAACCCCAGTTAAATCTAGGGGTGGTAGGGTTGGTAGCTGTAACGAACGGTCGTGGGCTGGTGTGAACTTATCCAGAATTTGTTTATAAGTGTCGTAGCTGGCAGGTCTGCCTTGCACCAGTATGGCGGTTCGGTGAGCAGGTCCTGTGGCTTTACGAACCTGTTTCATATTCCATGTGTTCGGTAGGCGTAGAATACTGGCGATGTCGGCGGTACGGCTGGGGTCGGCATGAACACCGAACTCCTTACACGCTTGCTTTAAGCGGTCGGCTAGATACTGCCACTGACTACGCTCAACCATTTCGTCCAGTACAAAATACAAATGCAAGCCATGTTCACCTGAACCGACCACATAAGGCTTAGGTAGCCCCAGTTCTCTAATAAACTTAGCTAACGCCGAGCTTGCCTCCTTGCGTGTTTTATAGGGTTTATCATCGCCAACGTCAATATCCAACCAAAGGGATTTAGCATAGGCAACGTTATCTTGGGTGCGTAACACAGACTTTGTGCCAACCTTAGTTTCGACTTCATGCCAGCCTTGCTTGTAACTGGCAGGAGCGAACCAAACATCGGCACTCTCGTTGGCGTAAATCTCAGCAAAGCTGATTATGGAGTTTAGATGGTTATAATATTTTTGACGGATTTTTACATCGGACAATCCTTGATGGGCAATCACATAGCCACCTACACTGGGTATGACAGACGTTAAAAAATCGGTTAGAGTAGATGACATAATAATACCTTAAAAATAGTTTAAATCATTTATGCTTATTATAGTTACGCACAGTATTATTTGTCAATACTTATTTAGTTTGCGTATGTTCTTTAAGTAACTTTAGGGCTTCCAGCATTGCCTTACGGCGGCTTTTGTACTGACACAGAAACTCATACAGTTCATGCTCTACAGGGTCGGATAGTACAAAAGTCATGTGAAATTTTTTGGCATTATGTTTCGCCTCCCAACGGCGATTTTTCTCAGTTTGGGTTAAAGGTTTGTTTGCATTACTACGTCTCATGATGGGTCTCACTTACTGATAGATTTTATTTTTTAGATAGGTATCAACGGTTTCTAATATGACTACGGTCTTTAGTCGGTAACTTACTTCGGGGGGTATTGGTAACAGACCTTGTTCTAACATTTCTTTTAACAAATTGGTTGTTACGACCATACGTCTGGCGATAATCTCATCGCTGACGTAGCGTTCTTTTGTTAGATATTTAGACATGGTGATATAACCGATACCAACCAGTTCGGCGAGTGCTACGTTGGTTACATCGCACTCGTTTGCAATCGCTACCAGTTCATCGATGATAGGGCTATAAGTGGGGTTGATTTTACTGCGTCTACGTTTATCACTCATCGCATACTCCAAAAGGTATACCACAGATGTGATATACCTTTACTTACTTAACGTGCATTAGAGTTCGTCTAACTCGTCAGTGTCGGCTGCTGCGTGTAGCACGGCTTGTGCTACGGCTTGGGCGGCGACTGCCTGTGCGGTTGGTTGAGCTACTGGTTGAGCTACTGGTTGAGCTACTGGTTGAGCTACTGGTTGAGCTACTGGTTGGACTACACCTGCACTGTCATATTCCACTTTCATCATGCTATCGACTTCGCCATCGGTTAGGGCTTGTACGATGGCGGTCATCGCAGCAGGGGTAGCAAAGCGAGCTTGATTGTTCCCTTGCTGGCGTTGGTCGTATAAGCTAAACTGTACTTCAGGTTGTACTTCTCTTGTAAAGCTCATCTGCACCGTAAACATAAATGGCAATAATTGTGGGTTCTGCTTGTTATAGAAGTCAAACTGAGTAATCAGTTGTGATAAGTTTAACAAACCGATGGCTGGATTGCCGACCTTTTTAATGGAGTTATAACCTAAGTCCATGACGTACAATTTATGTTCAGGGTCATTCGCTAACATAACGATACAACGTTGTTTGTAGGCACGTTGTGCAAACTCAGCCGTTGGAGTAAAGTTAATCTCGTCAGTCGGTAGTGGATAGCGAACCAGCATACGTCCTTTATCATCGCTGTTTTTGCTTTCCTCATAAGACTTTTCGTAAAACGCATAGTGAAATTGAGGGTCAATCGCCACGATATGAATATCTAATACTCGGTCATCAAGCGGAACGGCTGTGCCACCGATGGTGATAGTAAATTGCTTACCACCAAAAGACAGGCGTGGTAGGCTTGATGTTTGGTTTGCTGCCGCTTGACTAAGCTGGGCTTGTACTTTAGCAAGTACATCGCTTGGTAGTTGTAGGGCTGGCATAGCGTTTGGAGCAATAATTAATTGGCTCATATAGTTACCTTTATTTACGTTGGTTTTTAAAATCACTTAGCTACATAGTAGTTAGTGGGACTAACTGATGGGTCGCCCCATCAGACAAATTAAGCTCTACGAGTTCTCGGTGTGCTTAATGTTGTTTGTTCAAAACGGTTGAATGGACTTTCAGGAAGTAAGTCGGTTGAACCGTTTAATATCTGTTGCTGATTATAGTCAGCGACCGCTTGCTCGATAGCGAGTACAGGTTCTGTTACTAAGCGAGCTTGCTGTAAGTCAAGCAGTTGGGCTGGGGTAATTACACCACGAGCCAAGCACTGCTCTAGCCATTTTACGGCGGTTTCTTTACCACCGTTCTCAGCAGTTGGGAATGACAGTTTAACTGAGGTTGATTTCTTAAATGTGCCTAGACCCTCAAAAGCGAAGTGCTTTTGTCCTGTAGCTTCTAATCGGTCTAACATGGTTTGGGTGGCAATATCTTTAGCCTCTTTTATGGCTTTCTCAATCTCGCTAAGTTTGGTTAGTCGTTGATTAAGTTCAAAAATAAATTCACCACACGCTTTATCCGATGTGTAAATTTCTGGGGGTATATCGATGGTTAGTTTTGCCATGATGGTCTCCTATGGTTAGGTTGCTTGTTTGTATGGGGGTATTATAATACCGATGGTTACTAAAAGTCAAGCGGTTTTTTAAAAAAATTTAAGAAATTTTAAAACTTTTTTCAGCCACTGATAAATCTTACGTTTCATGAGTTATCCCATTCGGATAAGTTTTTAGTAAACAAATTAACAATGTTACGTTCGATGTTTACCCCACTTGCCAACGCAGCAAACGACAGTTTATCCTGCTTACCAGCAGATAGATGAACGACAAAAGTTTCATCAGCCGTTTGCCGTGATGACGATAAACGCTCGAACAGTTGCTGATACATAAACGCACCTGTCATCGGAGTGCCATAACAAATGATGTAGTCGGCACTGGCAAGCTCAACGCCAAACGCTGTGGTGCGTGGGTGGCATACAAGAACGTGAGGGTCTTTAGCTTCCAGAAAATCATGTAGGATTTCTGAACGCTTATTACCTGTTACACCACCATCGATTTTCTCACAAGTAAACCCTGCACCTCTAATATGTTCGACCAACATATCGTTGATTGCAGTAAATGAGCTAAACACCACTTTCTTTCTTGGGGTGCGGTGTAGGATTTCTACCAGTTTATTTAGCTTAGGTGTTGCGTCTATCAGTACAGGCGTGCCGTCTTTACTACGCACAGCACCACCTGCAACCTGTAACATCTTTTGAGCCAGCGTACTAGCAGTGGTTGCCTCGATTTCCTCGCTTTCCACCATTGCGGTTAAGTCATCAACCAGTTGCTGAGTAAGCTCGGCTTGCTCTTTAGATAGCGGTACTTCTTCGGTGATGACTTGCGGTATGGGGATTTCCATCAGTTGTTCTTTATCAAAGCGGATACAAGGCGACATAGCCTCTTTCACCGTTTCCTCATGACCCTGCTTAGGTATCCAGCGAAACTGACTAACTTTTATCTCCGTCATCTCACGCCAGCGAAACGAGGACGATACCCCCATCTTGCGTAGTTGGTCTGGGTTAATCAGTTTGACTTGACCGTAAATCTTTTCTGGCTTGCCTGGTGTGCCTGTCAGCCCCCAACGATATGAACATTTATTGATAATATTATTAGCAGCAATCCAACGCTGGGATTTAGGGTTCGCAAACTCGGTTAGCTCATCAAAGATAGCGATGGTAATAACCCCATGATTAACCATATCAGCTAGCTCATTATCGACAATCTTTAAGCCATCAGGATTAATCAGATAAACATCGGCTGGCTCTTGCAATTCGTTTTTGCGGTCGGCATGAACCAGCACCACACGCTTTTTGGGAAACCACTCTTTGCACGTCTTATACCATTCGCCTTTATTAGCAACTGTAAGTGGAGCGACAATCAGTGCTGACCCACCGATTTGCTGTTGTACAAAGTCCATACCCATAAGCGTGGATAAGGTTTTGCCTGTGCGTGGCGTACTGGTTACAAACGCATAGGGGTTTTGAGACAGAAAGTTAGCGGTTTCTAATTGCCACCACCAGGGGGTTTTGCCATCACGAGTGGTTGGGGGCGTGTAATACCAGTCAAATAAATCACACCCATCGATATTAATCCCCATATTACCTAATAGATATAGGCTATCTTTATGGTGTGGTAAGATAAGAATATCATGGTCTGGGCGTTTAAGAATGTGAGTTACGCAGATATTATCCAGTAACTCGTAGTGTTCTTTTGACGGCATAGGAATAGCCATCAGTTTACGGTGTGGGAAGACAACTGCCATATTACACCCCAGCAGTGCGAACGAGTGATTTATCACGAAGTGAGGTCTGCATATCACTACCCCTTTAATTTCATCAGTAGGTCATAATCAGCTTGCTCAAAGTGGGTACTTAGAACAGCACACTCGCTATCTAACAAAGTTATCAAGGTGTGCAAGCTATTATTATGCACACAAATCCACACACCGCCAGCGTCTGCTATCTTTTGAGCTTGGCGTTTCTGTAAGACTTCGTTTGGTTTGGCTTTTAGTTCTGGTCGGCAATGATGGTTGTTCTCGTCTTTTTTAACTTCGATACCGATAAACGTGCCATCAACCAGTAGTATGCGGTCTGGGTGTCCACTCTCGCCATAGCCAAAGGTCATCGGACAAAAGGTGTAAATGGGATTATACTTAGCGTAAAGTTCAATTATTTTTTTGACTTTATCCTTAACGGATTTCTCTGTAACTGTAGCAGGTTTCGACATATCGATTTCTCCAAACGTAGGTTATCGCTTGATATAGTGGTTACATCAAGTGCATAGGGTTTAAGGCTGATTACGACTGATAGTTTTACGGCATATCAAGGCAAAAGAAAGAACGAACAATTTTTAACGTGGTAGTTCGTTCACTCCCCACTATCCACCCTAACCAAAGGGGAACTTGTATCTAACCTTTGCTAACCTATCCAACGATTACCTTTAGTTAGAGTGTCTATTTACGCTTATTGCGTGAGCGGTTGGAGCTTGTAGATACCACACGCAGATTACTCGGTGCGTTAGAACCCCCTTTTGCTAGGGGTAATTTGTGGTCTACGTCCTTTCCTTTCATATAGGCTTCGCCGTATTTTTTAATGGCGGCACGTCTAGCACGTTTGCGTAAGATATTCTTTTTGCGTTCTTCGGGCGTAAGCTCGTAGTAGATACGCCCTGTGCTAGCACGTTTTTGCGGTGCTTTTGCCATATTGCACGCTCCTATTTATTTAGTGTGATACCTGCGTTACGGTGAAAAATTAACAAACCTGGTGCATAAAAGTATAACACAAGTATCACACGAAATAAATATGAGAAGCAGGGGACGGGTTCGAACCGCCGACCTTTAGGTTATGAACCTAATGAGCTAACCAGACTGCTCCACCCTGCTATAATCAGTCTGTAGTGCGGCGGTGATTATGACGACAAACGTTTAAACACTACAGACTATACCAAGTTTCCTAATCCACTTACATGAACTACGTCTTGATAGGTGTATATTCTATGCTAGGTAAAAACGTTTGTCAATAACTTTTTTAAAAAATAATTATTTATTTTTGCCATTGTGCGGACAGGACAGCACATCACACCATGCCTTACATAAACCACTGGGCTTAGGTGGGAATATATCGGTAGCATACGCCGTTGCCAGCGTTGCCATATCACGCTCTAAGGTAGCTAGGCTACCACCTTTATATTCCTGACGGTCAAACTGACCCACAAACAAATACAAAAACAACGTAACGATTTTAGCGTTGGGGTATCTAGCCTTTGTACATCTCTTGATAAAGTCATGCTGGGTCTGTGCGTCTCGTTTCTTACCTGTTTTCCAGTCGATACACACAACAACCGACTGGTCGGCATTAGTAATAATAGCGTCCACGATACAGCGTTGGTAGGCTGATGGGTCGAAAAAATCAACCGCCTTGCCGTTCTTATCCACAGCCAGCTTAGTCTCAGCACCCACCAGTACACGCCCCATCTTATCTAGTGTTGGTTGTAACGGATATAAGATGGTGGGTAAGGGTTCTTTGTGTTTAAGATAATTCTCAAGCGACTTATGAACTAAGTCGCCAAACACAGCATGAACGTTCTGCTCGAACTTCACTTCTTTGGTAATGTACTTAGCATGGTATTGCTTAGGACAGGTTAAAAACGTCTGTAGGCTGGTGGGTGATTGTGCCATAAATATGGGTTTACTCGCCATCAGCTAACTCCGTCAGCCAGCTATCCAACAGGTTAAGTGCAACCTGCAAATGACCTTGTAAGATTTGAGCTAGCACTTCAGCATTACGTTTAGGTAACTCAGGCTGGGCTTGCTTAAATTTATACCAAGCCTTGTAAGTCGCCTGCGTATGCGGTTTTAAAAAGATAATCTCGCCGTTTGTCATAGCGTGAAGTAGATACCACGCACACTTTTTTAAATCTTGTTCTAAGTCGTCTTTACTTCCTGCTCGCCATGCGTATTTAATGGCGTTGCCTAATGAGTACGGAAAAAGTTCGGCGACCATGATACACTCTACTCCACTGTTAGTCTTATAGTGGTTGGGGTTTATAGGGTCGTTGGTAAGGGTTGGGTTAGCCATGAGTAGCTCCTATTTAGTTAAGTACATAGTAGAAAAACCACTTAGAAATAGCTGATTAGCTGCACCGCTTGTCGTAAGCACCACAGTCATGCCAAGCAGTTTAAGTGGATTACCCTCGTTCATGTGGGGTAGCTCACAGTAGCACCCAATACCATATAGCTGCATTAGGTTGTGATACACATAACGGCTCATAAAAATGTGGGTGGGTTCTTCACCAAATTTACGAATAAAATCTACTTGCAACTTACGCAGCTGAGTAATAACCTTGTTAAGTTTCTCGTCATTGCTCTCGGTGGACGTGTTATCGGCTGGAGCAGGCGTGCCAAAGACCATACGGTCATTATCAGCCAATCGCTCACTATCGGTTAGTCCTGTGATAAGCTCTTGTAAGATGTCAATCGCTGGCTGTACAGTCTTAAAGCTCGTATGTTCGTGCAACGTCAGCATACTTACTACTCGCCCTAAGTCTTGAGCAAGTAGCTGATAACGCTTGTGTAGGTTTTTACGAGCGGTTTCTAATGGATTAGTCATCGGTTTTCTCCGTTTGGTTAGTAAGGGCTTTCCAGCTTACAGGAAATAGGGGTGCGATTACGTCCTCTACCATATAAGCTAGGTTTCTGATTTCTTTCTGGGCGTGGGGGTCGGTGCGTAGGTTATAAAATCTCGCCCACGCATATAAGCTACCCGTCCACACCCAGTTTGTCTCTACCCCTTGCGGTAGAATAAAGCGAGCCTGTTCAGCAGCCACTCCCTGAGCTATCATACCGTTGTATAACTCAAGGCACTCATGAGCTAGGGCGTGATAGGCTTCACGGATAATGTCGTTGTCTGGGTGTTCGCCACCACTACCCTGCTTAACACTACCATCAGGTTTAGCACGAAACGTTGGCAAAAATAATTCGGGTGGGTGGCTGATATACCGTCTACTTTCGGTGTTGCTGGTAAAGCCCACAACGTGCTTATCACACTGAGCCTTAATCGCTATAGGGGCGGTCATCGCCAGCGTTACTATACAATGCGTAAATGTCGTAAAATGACCATGCTTAGCAAGGTATTTTATCAGCTTGTGGTTCTGCTCAGGCGTGTAATCATTTGCTTTGCGTGCAAAAGAAATTCTTGCACTTTCGGCAACGCGGTCATCAGACCCCATGTGGTCTATATAAGTTACTTTCATTAATTTTTTTCCTTATATCTAAATATTTCATAGGCTTGTACGCATTGGGTTGCTTTGTCGGTATAATTTAAATCAGTATATTTATTATGGTCGATACAGCGAGGAATAAATTGTGTATCAACGATGATTATAGTGATAACCACTAATATTAAAGCAGCCCAAAAGGCAAGAAGGACGTATAAAAGTACATTATTCTTGTTCACTCAGTAACCCCAGTTGTTTACTATTTTCTTTTAGTAGTGCGTGGGCGTGTCTAGTGGCACTGGCTTCGGTTAGATGGACGATATTTCGTTTAACTAGGTCAAAGTCTCTAGCCTTTCCAGACCACTTTAACGCCACACAAAGTTCTAAACGACCAAAACTATCAGCCGTTAAATCCACCACATAACAGACCGTGCCTTTTTCTAAAGATTGAGCTTCGTCCACTGTGATTGGTTCAATGAATATGTAGTCATTCCATGAAACCTTTTTGGTTCTGTAGTTATCATCTACCGACCATGTAGGGTGTTGAGTTAAGTTATACCATTTACCCTTAGCTTTTTTCTGCACTTGCCAATACAAGTAAGGTGTATCGGTTTCTAAAGCGTCTTTGGCATATTGAGCCATTAGTTCTGCGTGTGGGTGTTTCATTCGTTGTCCTCCAAACCTGCAATCATAGTCTCGGTGCAATACATAAGACTACTAACAGGAGTAATCTCATACTCGGCTAGATAGCCGTCTTTATCAAGTACATAGCCTGTAATCAGCATAGGCGCGTCTGAGTTTATTAATTTAACAACATCGCCTATCTTATACAATGTTCTACGTTCAGTCGTTAATTTTCTAAGCCCTACTATGGCTCTACCAATGGTGCTACTCATGACTACCCCCATACGAACTATCAGGGTCTGGGTTAAGGGGTTTTAGATAGGGTGTAAGGTTAGGGGATTGGTAGGTCGCTGGGTTTTTACCTATCTTACCATTGGGCTGTAAATAAGGTACAAGGTTGCCTTGTTCATCAATCGCAAACTTCGTCCAATTTGAACGGTTTACTTCAGCTAATGCACCTTGATAATCCATACCTGTGTAGGCACAAACGCCTTGCATGGTTACTTGCACATCACACATAGCGTCTAGGAGTTCTACATAGTCAATAGGGCGTTCGGCAACTTGATTTATATGGTCTGCTGCGTAGAACTTAGCACTGGTTTCTTCCAGTTTTACGTTGCGAATACCAAACGCTCGGCTAAGTTCTGCCATTTCCTCAAACATCGCACCCATCTGTGTGCAGATGTCCTTTTGGGTTGGCTCTGGCTTGGCGGCTCTAAACCATTTAGTAATTGATTTGATTAAGTTCATAAGTGTTCTCTCTTGTTAGGGTTGTATACGGATATTTGGATTGTACTGTGCTTACCGCTTAGGACTTGTCTATGGTTAAATTCATCGGCTTGCTCGTTTACAATCATACGGATTATTTGTTCAAACTCATAGTAATTAATGGGTTCTGGGATATAGTGGTCGCTTTCACTTAATAACAAGCCACTATAATTGCGTAAAGCAACCGTAAATTTGTAGTGATGATACGCACCTAGTATATTTGCTCGGCGTGTTGGGTCGGTGAAATCACCTGTACATACAACCGACCGTGCAAACTCAGCAGGGTCATCAGCACTGTCTAAATTAAATCTCATATAGCCTGTTACTGGCATACGGTGTAATAAGTTATTCATCGTTACACTTGCTTTGTGGCGTTTACGGCGTGTCATACGGTTTATCCCTTAGCTACTATGTTGATAGTCAGTTACACCTTTAAAATACTTTTTAAGTTCGCGGTGTAGTAGGGTATGCTCTGCGTAACGCATAGCCTCAGCAGACGTGGCAAACCCTGTTTCGGTTTCTGGTCGGTTGTTCGGGGCATACAGACGTGCGTCCCACTTACCGTTGTTCTGATAAACCGATAACGTAAGCCCCATCACATAGGCGGTTGCTTTATCGGCTTCTTTTTCCCAATAAATTTCTTTAAGTTTCATGGATTATCTCCTAAGTATTTTTTAACGTTAATCGTTTTAAGGTCGGCATAATTTAATCCGACATCGACCTCACAATCCAACAGCCCCTGTGGGATATAGTCAGGTACTGATTTCATCGCCTTATACATAACGACTACTACTTGTGGTGCTTGCTCTCTTGGCACTACAGATACCCATTCATCGTGTACGTTTAGGTTAATTGGTACACCTTGTTTCGCCATTTCGATTGCTTGCCATTTGAGGACACAAAACGATAAGGCTTGAATAAGGTTCTCGAATAAAGCACTTGAAAAAATACGCTTGGATAGCCAGTTACGCCCTTTAAATTGGTCATACACATAGTTCACCTTACCATCATCACATACTTCTTTGCGTAAGTTCTGGTAGAACAGATATGTACCGTTCGGTAAGCGGATAGATGGGATTTTTTCGCCATGAAATACGCTCGAACCATCGGCAAAGAATAAATCGTTATTTGCACCACCAAACCACATACTACCACCAGCATACATAACGTCTAATACTTTGCCACAAATTTTCCAAGCATGGACAAGCATATTATTTTTGGTTCGATAGGCTTGCACCAATTCATCAGCCTTATCTTTGTGTTCAGCTAAACCTTGTAATTCAAGTAAATTACCAAACTTAGCAGATGAAGCTCCATACCCAAGTCCGAGACAACAAGCCTTTCCGAGTTGCCTCAACATCTTACCTTCAGATGTTGGATTAACTTTTGAAATCTCAAACATCTCTTCGTAGGTTTTATTTGCAATGCCTGCCGCCATATCAACGTAGGGGTCTCTACCATTGGTAAACAAATCAATTAAATCTTTTTGATTAGCAACGAGGGCGGACAATCTAAGCTCCACTTGAGACGCGTCTATTGCTATAACAACGTGGTTAGGTATAGCTCGTAGGCTACGGCGTAGAATAGGCTCTTTACCACGAGCAGATAGGTTTTGTAGATTAACCTTATCACTATTATGTACGAGTTTACCATTTGCCATATACCGACTACGGTGTCCACAGTTGGTAATATCATAGACTGGCATAATGCGTGTCTCTTGGTTTATTAATAATTTGTTCATTAGAATACCCTTGTTTAATTGCATACCGTATAGTTTCATAGCATAGGTCAGGTCGCTTTCTTTGTATCTGTCGGATACGCTCCCCTACCACACCACGTTGGTATGCTTGTTTGTTGTTTGCCTGTTCGGTGTGTGTTGCCCATCGTAAATTACCTGCCTCATAATGACCATTCACATCTATACGGTCGATAGAATACTCTTTACTAGGGCGATAACCGATGTTCTCAATAACCCAATCAGTTGCTTGTTCGATACTATCAAATCTAAACTCAATACCCCGTCCACCATAATATTTATATGCTTTGCTATTCGGGTTATTACACCGTCCCTTAGCACCGCTCATAATATCTCGCAGATTTTTAAGTGCAGGGGGCATTGGCTGCTTAGTAGCCTTATTAATAGTCTGCATTTTTTCTAAGGCTCGTTGCCGTGAATGTAACCATTTAGGATTATCAGCGTTCTCGGCATTACGCCTTACCATAACGCAGCTTTTGCAAGCAAAGTTTGGATTATCAATTTGTTTTACAAGGTCAGCTTTTTTGTTTTTGCTAACCTTACCACAGCTACATTGAGTTTCCACCCACCATTTACCGTTGTGGTTAATCCACCGTAGTAATCTCATTTGACCAATTTGGGGGTAGTTTGCAATCCATAATTGGCGTTCTTGTTCGCATTGCTTCAAATAAAGTTGTCTCGGTTGTCTCATCAATAAACACCCTATGATTGTGTGTGCCAGTTAGACCATCGTAAGTGATTACCTCCTGATACCCGTTGAACTCAACGCCTGAATGTTCGCACCATTCCTCACCGTCCCAAACAAGGTCAGAAAGTAATACATCAACGATATTTTTCTCTATTATACACTGTTCGGTTGTGAGGCACAACACTTTTGTATCGGCTGTAAAACAACCACCATAACGCCCTGTGTGTGCTGACGCATACCGCAAAGGGATAGGCATTAAACCACGACTAGCAATATCTAAAAACGTTGCGGTGCGTGTTTGCTCCATGCTAGACATCGTGCCTAACTTAGTTTCTACAAGGGTTCGCACCGGTTCATCGTCATGCTCTAGTAATTCCAAAAACTCAGTGTCGGTTTTAGATACGGCTGGTATCATCTTTTCTTGTTTGTCGCTGTACTTCATCGGTACTGCAACATCTAGTCGTTCAAGCAAAGCAACAAACTTTTTAGATGACCGTAAATGTTTATGGAGTTCTTCGGTGCTTTCAAAACCTAAATCGGTGCTGATTTTGCCTAACATCGCTTGCTTTTGGCTCTCAAGTTTTATGGCATAATCCTCTAGTAAGGGTACGTCAATCTCAAACATGGGCTGGGTGTACATCTTGGTGGTAATATCCGCCATGATAAGCTCGCTGGTCGGCACTTTATCTAACAGATAGGTATAAAGTGCATAAGTAAGCTCAACGTCTAGCTTGCAATAGTCGCCATAGGCTTGCCACTGCTGAGCGGTCATATCACGGGCGTGTACACCAAGCATATTATGGACTTCAGTGCCTTTGACTTGGTTAAAAATACCCATTTTTTCTAGCTGGGCTGACATCTTAGCAAGGCTTGTGCCACCTGCTACTCGGTCAAAACCTGACAGTTTCGCCAATACCATTGTATCTACAGTAAAATTAGGGTGGATACCGTAACGAAAGGCTAGAATACCCATATCGAAGGACGAATTTTGAGCTATGACTGGGCTATTGGGGTAGGTTGTCGTTACGATATGGCGAATAATCTCAATGCCTGTTTCCTCTTTATAAAAGTAGGTCGGCATACTTCCAATCTTAACCGCCACACCGATACACTCAAACTTATCACAACGGATATACTCCTCCATTGTGATTTTAGATAGTGAATACTCCTTATCATAATAGGTTTCAAAGTCTATGACGATGGGTACACGCCAGTCAATTTTATCTGGCGTGTTATAAAGGTCTGTGGGTGTCATATCTAATCCTCTGTTTGTTGTTTTTTACACCACTCTGTACAAATTACTGTCCGTTTGTCAATAATATCAGCCTTGCCTAGATAAGCTACGGTTACATGGTCTGTATCAACCCAATCATAGTGGGTAGTATCATCTACCTTAACATCAAGCTCACCGTTACGGGGGTGCATACGTCTAGCAATATCTGCGTTTTCGGCAACCACCACAGCACCTATATAGGTGTTGGGTGTGTGGTTAATATGTTGATAAATTAAATAAAGGTTCATAACTACCCCTTAGATACTAAGGGGCATAACAACGCCAATGGCTTTAAAGTTATAGGTGTACTTAGGGTTTGTAACTTCATATCGAGTGCTTGGTTTAAGTTCGGCAAACTCAATCACGGCTGGGGTAGTAAGTCCTGTCGGTTTGACCTTAACTTGCTGAACATACCCTAAGAGTTTAGCAACCTTTTGCATACCTGCTAGGTATTGCCAGTCAAATTGTGCCATTACATCAACAAAGGTAGTGTGTCTTTGAACAAGTCGCTTAGTATCTGGATATTTACCTGGATATGCGATGGGAAATCTTACCGTATGTTGAGCGAACGTCATCACAGCAAAGTCGCCTTTGGGTGTTTGGTCAATGGTAATGGTAACATCACCAAATCTTGCACTGTTAATTATGCCTTTGCTTAGTTCTTTAATATGGTCTGGGTGAATGAATAAGTCAAAAGACTTATCTAGTCCATCAATATCGCACAGTAGTAACCGATGACCATCGGTGGCGGTTACATAGCCATCTTGTACTTTTACATAGTTAAAATGGTCTCTAAGGTCTTTCTTAGCAACACAAACACAGCTTGCTAATAATACTTGTAAAGGAATTTTGTACATAATTTTTCTCCAATGGTTAGGGTGATTATAAATTAACCTAATAGGCTAGCAATTTCTGCGTCTAGGGCTTGATAGCTTGCTGGGTCAAGCTGACCTGCTCCAACGGCTTCAGCACTCACTTGAATAGCTTGCTCGTTTGGGCTTGCTGGCGTGGTTACGTCATCTAAATCCACTAACTCCTCAATCACTGGCTCTGGTGTTGGTGCTACGGGTGCTGGAGCGATTGGTGCTACTGGTGTAGGTGCTACTGGCTCGGTGGGTGTTTGCAACTGTTGTAAGGCACTATCCATACTAGCCAGCTTATTCTGCATGGTCTGTAAGGATTGTTCTTTTTCTACTAAGTTTTGTTGTAAGGTTGTTACCAATGTGGTTAGCTCGGTGATGGCTTGCTCATTGGTTTGGGTAGTGGTAAACAGCCATGCAAGGGCTTTCGGTAATGGATATTTACTCTCTTTACCTTTAATTACCCAATCGGTAATCTTGACGAAGTTATTGTACATACGGTCAAGTAACGCCGTTGTTACTTTAGGGCTGACTTGTTGGTTGGTGGTTTCGCTCATAACATTTTCCTTTTAAATGTTGGGTTTTTCAGTTGAAGTATTATACATTAAAATAATACTGGGGTAAATAAGTTTGTATTGTGATGGTTACTCGGCGTTAAGACGGATTGGCTGGGCTTGCTGCTGGTTCACACGGTCTAGGGCTTTATCTAAACCTGTCGGTTTGGGTGGTTCAATATCTAAACGGCTAGCAATATACTCGTTTAGTCCTTTATAGTCGGCGACAAGCTGCATGGCAAGCTCATCAGATACACCGTTATTGTAAACGTCTAACACGTTATTAAGCTCACAATAATCTAGCAAATACTGTCTATCCCATGTAGACAAACCGTGCATTTTAGATTGAGATAATAAGCCATGTTTGCTAATGCGTGAGGCTGGTATGTGTTTGATGTAGTACAAATGGGCGGCATACGCTATGGCTTTAGGGCTAGCGTTCACCGTGCGGTTTTTCGTACTGTGAACCGTATAGCGGTCAAGTAGTGGCTGCTCGCTTAGTTTGGTTTGTAGCTCGGCGGTCGTATTTTCTAAGCTGCGAATACGCTCGTCATACTTTTTGACTAGGGCGACTAAATTTGTGATGGTATTCTTTAAACTATCCAGTTCGTTTGTTGGTTGGTTGGTCATGGTTATTCTCCAGTTTTAGTAAGCAGTCGATGATTAAGACTGCTTACTGAATTAATATGTTAAGTTAGGGGTTGTTGCGTATGAGTATATATAAGCATAGCAACAATAATAGTAATAACGACATAGGTATCCCCTAAGACGGCATAACACTATCATAGACGGCATTTATAATGGCTTCAAACAAGGCGGTCGTTACATTATTGCCGTTTGTGTTCTGACTATAAGTAGCTATACGGTTTAGGTTCGTCTCGATGACCTCTACCCAATTGTTGCTAAAGGTTAAGGTATTTAGGTTGTATAAATCGGTAAGGATATGTACGGGTATTCTATCGGTTGGTAATAGATAGTCCACTGACCACTGACAGAAATATAAAATGCTTTGGGTTAGTGGGTGTAAAAGATTACTTTCTATCACATCGGCAGCGGTAAGTTCGCACTCCAGCACCAGTTGAGATACCAGTTCGGTCAAACAATTTTTAGTTTGTAGTGCTGCTTGTTCATCGTTTGCACCGATTAGCTCGGTTAAACAGGATAATATCCCTGCTTTTTTCTCACAATCCATCACGGCAATCAACGTGCGTACATCGTTGCGTTGCGCTGGGGTAAGTTTGCTATATAACGATAGTTTAATTGCGTTAATCATAGTTTGGTTTTCCTTTTTAAAGGTTGGTTTGATGGTGTAGCTTATAAACTACACCACCGATGGAGTTTGTTTTTAATGTATCGTTACTATTTATCAAGTTGGTGTATTAACTGCTTGATGACGTTAGTAACAACGGTTGGGGCGTATTTAGCACCTGCTAAGTGTTTTTTAATGACCGTCCAAGTGCCACCGCTTGCATAATTTTTGCCAAAGTCGCCGTATGATTGGCACTCATGCCATTCGCCAGACGCTGCATAATACACGGCGATAACACCCAAGCCGTAAATCCCGATATAGACGGTTTTTAGGTCGGTTTTACCCTCTTGTGTATGGGCGGTTTCATAATTCACGAATACGCCTTGAGCTTCAGTTTCATCAGCACTTAATAAGGATAAGGCTAGTAATGCGGTGGGTGTGCTTAATTGGCGTTGGCGTTTGATATGGTCAAAGCCATTAAGTCCAACAACGGATTTACACAAATTAACGGTGTTTGCAAGTCGTAAGGTGTTCATAAGGTTTTTTCCTCTGTTTGGTTAGGTTAGTGGTTTATTTAGTTCATATAACTCTAAAATTCGGGTTATGTGGGTGTGGAGTTCGCGAACACCATCAATGGTTAATTCTATCATGGCGTTATCGCCCCTAAAACCACAATCGCATTGATTGCCAGGGTCATCTATAGTAATGTAGATGGGTGCTGTCGGAGCAGCCTCATACTCAACAGCTAAAGTTGTATTTCTGTTCACAATTCGTTCACGGAGCATAAATATTTCCTCTAAAGTAAACTTGTGATAAATAACAAGTTTACTATTGGTTTAGGTTAGTGGTTTGTTTACTTAAATTTGGCGGTCTAGTCTAAGTCAGTCCATACGCCGCCAACTTTACGGCAAATGGGGTGAGTGATAAAACCGCTTTCATTTACAGACAAGCCAATTTCTAAGACTGTGCCGTAAAATGTTTGAGATTTTGTCGCTAGTTTTTTAGCGTGTGAACGGCTTTGCGCTCTAATAACGAACGCTTCACGGTAGGAATGTTCGTTCTGAAGTTCTGCAACGTAATAGGTTTCCATAGTTAGTTTCCTCCGTTGGTTTTGTTTTTAGCTTGTTTTGATGCGTCTTGCAAGTCTAAAATTTGCGTCAAGTGAGCATGGAGTTTACGGACATCTCCAAGCGTTAAATCCATAGTTGCATAATCGCCATTGTAATTGTTATCAACACAACGATTATTAGGGTCATCAATAGAAATAAAAACACGGGACTTCGCGGTAACTGGATAGCGAACTTTTAAAGTCACGCCATCACGTGTAATATGTTTAGTTGTCATAATAAAAAACCTCAATGTGTAGTTTAAAAACGCCATACATGGGGCGGTGCTGCAAAATGCAGCCGTTAAGTAGTTTATGCGGTGTACGGCACAAATTTACTTATTGCTAACACCTGCACCGATGGAGCGTGTGCAAGTGTTAGGGTAAATAAACTTAGCTGATTAGTTGATGGTTTAGTGGTTTGCTTCAGCGAACGCTAAAATATCAGCAACAAATTCATCAATTAATTTGTCTAATTGGGCTTTATAATCAGGCACTGAATGACTAATTTTTCTTGCTTTAGTCTCAAATTCGCGTATGCGTCCTACTGGATAATCCAAATCGCCTGTTGGGCGGTAGCCTGTGCAGATACCTACATCAGGCGAAAGGCTGTAAAGGTCACAATTCCAGCCGTATACGCCACAGGCGTATGCTATAGGCGAGCGAAACCACAAAAGCGTTTGCAGTAGGCAGTAATCAACAGCCACTACATATCTATGACTGTTACGGATTGCTTTTAGGGTGGTTTTAACTTTGTTCATAAAAATTTACCTCTGGTTAGGTTTAGGTTTGGTTTTTTATAGGCGAACGGTACTGCAAGCGGTTTTAGGCTCGCTTATGAACGCCTACGGTTAAGTAGTTTATGCGGTGTACGGCACAAATTTACTTATTGCTAACACCTGCACCGATGGAGCGTGTGCAAGTGTTAGGGTAAATAAACTTAGCTGATTAGTTGATGGTTTAGTGGTTATTTTGTGCGAACAAAGCGACCTGCGCAATGGTCTGCAATAGCTGCCTTGATGCGTTTTAAGTCTTTTTTACGCACGCTAAAAGATGGGTTAAAATCATCTGATAAACGGGCGTAAATTTTAAAAGGTGTTTGGTCGCCGATAGAAACCAAAAAATAACCTGTGTTGCCGCGTTGTAGTGCCGAGATACGGCACAAACCATCTTCTAAGTCCCAATGGTCGGACTTAGAACCATCAGCGTTTTTTGTTAAAGCGATGTTATACGTTTGGTAAAATGCCCAATGAGCAGGATTAGTAACTGTATAAAATTTAGCCATGAGAATTACTCCTATTGGTTAGGTTGATGCAGATTGTGTAATCTGCGATGGATTAAATTATAATAGGTATACCGACTAGCAGCAGATAAACCGCTAATCGGTATATGCTTTTATAACTTAAAAACATCAAAACCTGTCGGCACGCATTACAAAAAGTAATGGCGTTACAGTTAGATAAACTTACAAACTCTAACCATGTTTAAGCCTAGCCCGATTAACCACGTCGGGGCTTTTTATCAAGTTTTTCAAAAATAGATTGCTAGCAGTCTGTGATTGATACAATATCGCTAGATGCGACAGGGTGTAAAAGGCACTTGTTACTTATCGCTTGCACCCATCATCGTCTGATGGCTGCATAAGTAACGACCGTTTGCATTGACTGTTATTATCTGATTACGATTGTATAGATACTTAGTAACCATACTTGCTAACTGGTAGTCCTCACGCTTATATAGATAAGCGATATATACACTTAGTAACCATACTTAGCAACTGGTAATCCTCAAACCTGCTTCAGATTTTAACCATCTTTGCGACTGTTTATGTTGCTTATTATATAGTGCGTTTTGTTGCTTGTCAATACTTTTTTTAAAATTTTTTTAAAATTTTATTAAGTATTTATTTGCTGCTTCTAATTTTTTTCGGTGAACGTATGTACACCTGAAAGGGAATCGGGAAAGCACTCTATATAAGCAACACGGTTTTAAAAAGTCTGTCGTAACTCATCGCTAACGACTTGATGACTATTATATAACTTTAAAATTGCTTGTCAATACTTTTTTTAAAATTTTTTTAAAAATTTATCAACTACTATATTATAGTCATAATCAGCACTTAGCAGTTGTTCTGTATGCTGCGCTGTCTGTATATGTGCATCATATATTATCTGACGCAGATTGCAAGTATTTTTTATAAAATTTTTGATTATCTTGTTAAGCCATTGATTTTGCTCATTATATCCTAACGCTCCAAAGTGTCGCAAACGCTAGGATACAAATTACTTTAATAAAATCAACGACTTGCAATGTTTTGTCAAAATATCCGGATTTTTGTGTGTGGCGGAGGCTCAAAACATAACACCGTCGGTCGGTCGGTCGGTCGGTCGGTCGGTCGGTCGGTC